ATGGGCACCATCACTACCCGCAAAAGGAAAGACGGGTCTACCACCTACGACGCCCAGATCAGGATCATGCGCAAGGGCGTGAAAGTCTATCAGGAAAGCCAGACCTTCGATCGGAAGACTACGGCTCAGGCCTGGATCAGGAAACGTGAGGCCGAGCTGCACGAGCCGGGCGCGATCGAGAAGGCGAATCGGAGCGGAGTCACGGTCAAGCACATGGTCGAGAAGTACCTTGACCAGTACGAGAAGCTGCGGCCACTTGGCAAGACCAAGCGCGCTACGTTGCTGGCGATCAAGGAAACCTGGCTGGGCGACGTGGTCGACAGCGAGTTGACCAGTCAGAAGCTGGTGGACTATGCCATGTGGCGAATGGAGAAGGACGGCATCCAGGCGCAGACCGTGGGTAACGACCTGGCCCACCTCGGCGCCGTGCTGTCTGTTGCCAGGCCGGCCTGGGGTTATGAGGTCGACCCACACGCCATGCCCGATGCTCGGAAGGTGCTGCGCAAGATGGGCGCCGTCACCCGGAGCCGTGAGCGCAACCGCCGGCCTACCATGGGCGAGCTCGAAAAGATCCTGAAGTACTTCGAAGAGATGCGCGACCGCCGCAAGCAGGAGATCGACATGCAGCGGGTCACGCTGTTCGCGCTGTTCTCCACCCGCCGGCAAGAGGAGATCACTCGAATCCGCTGGGACGCGCTAAACGAGAAGGATCAGTCGGCGCTGATCACCGACATGAAGAACCCTGGCCAGAAGTACGGCAACGACGTCTGGTGCCATCTGCCGGATGAGGCCTGGCGGATCCTGCAGTCGATGCCTCGTGTAGCCGATGAGGTGTTTCCGTACAACTCGAAGTCGATTTCTGCATCCTTCACCAGGGCCTGCAACTTCCTGGAGATAGACGACCTGCACTTTCACGACCTGCGCCACGATGGCGTCAGCCGTCTGTTCGAAATGGGCTGGGATATCCCGAAGGTGGCCTCTGTTTCTGGTCACCGGGATTGGAACTCGATGCGGCGCTATACGCACCTGCGGGGGAATGGCGATCCATATAAAGGATGGGGATGGATCGAGAAGGTGATAACGGGCCCCGTGATCGAGGCCCAGAAGAGGATCAAGAGACGCGTCGAAGACCGCGACCCATGAGCTTGTCGTGCTCGGTCTTGGCCTTCTGGTGCTGCGCGTCCAAATAGGCGGCCAGATCGTTCAGGTGCACGCCACGTGCTGACTTCTGGCTGCTCTCCATGCAGACCAGCGGCAGGTTGATCTCGCCCCGCGCCACCTTGCCCTTCATCTTCTCCGGGGTCAGATGGCTGAAGTAGTCGAGGCACACGCGCTCGAGCGGGATGATTGCCTGGCCGCCGTACTGGGCCATGAGCAGGAAATGGGTATTCATAGGTGCCTCCTCAGGCCAAGAAGTGGTGCCCGACCTTCGCCGCGCGGGCGGCTTCCTCGGTGCGGAACATGAGTTCGGTTTTGCTGGTGCTGCCCCAGGCGTTGTACTCGACATCGACCCACCAGGCGCCGAACTTGCGGTACGGCTCGCTGAGGATCTTCGTCACGTAGCAGTCGATCAGGTTCATGAGTGGCTCCTGGCTCAGTCCCAGTCGTGAGTGATCTTCGGGTTAATAGGTGGCGTGCATTGGAGGGTGGCCAGATCAAGAAGAGTGAAATGGCCATCCATCCAGCCGGCAGTGTCGATGTGGTAGACGTTGCCGAGTAAGGCGGCCTGGCGGAGTGGCGTGTGCCCGACAACTACGGCGCTGATTCCTGTCACGGGATCGGTGTCACCTGAGTTGATCCTGCTGCGCGACCACTGGGCGACAGCTTGTACATGCTCTGCTTCGGCAGGTGAGCCAGTCTCAATGCTCAGCTTGAAATCAGGCCAGCGACCGTACGGAACGTCCGCGTGAACGATTCCGACAATCCCGTGTGCGGTTTCAACCTCGATGGCCAGCGGAATGTCTTCAAGCGCCACAACGACATCGGCCCGCTCATCCTGCGATAGCGCGTAGAACCAAGCGCCGCCGTTGCAGAAGTGCAGGTCGGTGCTTCCTTCGCGGAAGGCCGATACGGTCATTTCCTCGTGGTTGCCGCGTACCGCGTGAAACCACGGGCGATCAAGCCACTCAAGGGCGGCTAGGCTGTCTGGCCCGCGGTCGACCAGGTCGCCAACGCTGAACAGGCGGTCAACTGCCGGATCGAAGCCGGCGGCGTCCAGCGCGGCCTGCAGCCTGGTGAAGTGCCCGTGGATATCGCCAACCGCGAAATCGCGGCCAGCCGTGTTTGCGGCGAAGCGCTTGATGCGCACAACCTCGATGGTTTCGAGCATGGGTGTCTCCACGCCGCCGGTGGCGGCAGGTTGGTGGTCAGGCAGGGATTTTCGCGAGCACCGTGTCAGCCACCTTGATAGCGGCTTGGGCATAGTCGACGTAGGCCGGCGTGAAGCCTCCGGCGTAGTGGATCACTCGCTGGCAGGCGTCTAGCTCTTTGCGCGCCAGGCGCAGCGCCTGCACCAGTTCTTCCTGCAGCGCTCCCTCGGCCCGGCCGATATCCCAGAACTGCTGCCCCCAGTGATTGACCGGTGGCGGGTTGTTGTTCTGCTTTCCGCACGCCAGGGAGCCCACGACCACGTCGCAAAGGCCGAGCTTGTAGGCGTTTTCGCCATCGAGGCTCAGGCCGCCGCGTCGGCGCAGGGTGTTCACGACCTCGTCGGCATCAGCGCCGGGGCCCTTCAGGACAATGTCTTGCTCCGGCTCACCTGGCGTGTAGATAACCAGGGTCAGCTTGGCTTCTGGCAGCAGGTGGTCGCTGATCGCCACCAGCGCATCGTTGGCGACTTCGTGGAATCGGTTGATTGCGGACATAGGGCATCCTCGCCCGCGCATGTCGGCGGGCTTGAGTAGTAGGGGGAGGGGTTACTTGATGCGGTCGAAGAAATTGCCGCCGCGGCGCTGGTAGGAAAGCCCGGACCAGCGGGAGGCGGCGCTGCCGGCCTGACGGATGCATACGGCGTCCGCCGCATAGCCCACATGCAGAACCTCGTCACCTGCGGCGCTGCTGAGCACGATCATGGCTGCCAGCGGCTCGCGCTCGATCTCGTTTCCTTCGATGTGCTGGGCGATTGCCCGGAACCAGTCGGCCAACTTCTTTCGTTGGGCCTGATTGGCTGCGACTTGGTTGTTGTGCGTCCGGCGCGTGGCCGGGAACTGGAAGATTTCGGCTGTCATCGCGGCCCCCTGTAGATCAGGTAGGCCATGTACATCAGGGGCAGGATCATAGAAGGTGTCCTCCGGCATCCAGCAGGGCGTCGCGATCTTGCCGAAGCTGATCGCGCTCCCTGATCAGGGCCTTGATTGCGGTTGAGATGTTGCGGTGCCCCAGCTCGATGGTGATGGCCTGGGCTTCGTCGAACAGCTTGACCTTCTGGTCTCTCTCCTCGGCCGCCCACCTGGCCAACTGCTTGGCCCGCAGCTTGAGGCAGCGCTTGCAGGTGACGTGACGCCAATCGCTTGCCAACTGCTCGTCTTGCATTTCTCCTTCGGTACCGCACAGCACGTCTTCTGGCGGGTCTTGATCGGCCTCGGTGCCGCCATCCCACTCGTACATGTGAACGGCGCGTTTGCTCATTGGATAAGCTCCTTCGGCACCTGGACGGTATCGCCGAGCTTGGTGAGGACGAGGGTGCGGCAGAAGGCAACCAATGCGGTCGGCCCGTAGAGCCAAATGCCGGCGCCTTCCGGGCCTGCGCTGTATTGGCAGCTGCTGTCCTCCAGGTGCGGGTTATGATGGGCGCTGCCCTTGTACTTGTCGATCAACGGGCCGCCGCAGTGCCAGCAGCTTGAAGGGGTAAAGCTCGATTGGTCGTCACCTCCCACGCTGAGAGCCAGAGAGCCGAACAGTGCGAAGGGCTTTGGGGGCTCTTCCTTCCGGGGCGACAGCATGATGGTGCTGATGCCCTCAACCTGCGCCACCGCCCAATCCAGCGCCGCGCCGGCCAGGTTGGATACCCTCACTTCGATCAGGTCGGTCATGGCGCCACCTTCAACGCAGCTTCTCGCTTTTCGAATTGCTCCCGGGCATGCCGCTCGCGTGCCTCATACACCCGGAGGCATTTCTTGCAGGTGACCTCTTTCGGTCGGTCAGAGCCGTCCATGTCTTCGCCGGCCTGGTTGCAAGCTATCTGGCAGTCGTGATCGTCGAAGCAACCGAAGTGCGAAACCAAGTGAATTACCTTGCTCACAGCTCATACCTCTCATCAATCCAGCGCCCAGGCGCCAGAGCGGGTGTCGGTTCGGGTTGTGTTTCGTGCGGGGAGAGCTGGCGCCGGGTGTCAGCGCGTAACTCGCAGGTGCTGGCGCGGGCCTGGCTGCAGCTCTTGCCTGAGGCGTCGATGCAGACCTCGAATTTGCAGCCGGCCAGGGTGGCCAGCAGCAGGAGGAAGAGGGCGAGGCGGGTCATTCCTTCACCTCAATCGTCACGTCGTCATGAATCCATTCGATGTCGAGCAGGTCGTCCTCGGTGATCTGGTCCTCCCTGGTGTCGTTCATATCCACCAGGTCCTGCGCCTCGTCGTCTGGAACGTCCTTCATGACCTTGCGGAAGTTCACGACAGCTTTTCCGGTCAGGATGATTGTTTTGCCCACGGCAGATCCTTGGCCGCCATATCGCGGCAGTGAATAGAGGGGAGAGGGGTTACAGCGTGGAGTACAAATGTTCTCTAACAGGCCGGCGAGCTATTCGCCCTGGTTGGCCAGCATGTTCAGGCGTTGGAACGATGTGCCTGGTATGCCCTGTTCACGCTCGTGTGGCTCCGCGCTGGCTGACAAGGAGCGCAACTCTTCGATCAGCTTGTCGGCTTCGGTTCGATCTTCCGCCACGCCGAAACACAGCAGGTTGAACAGGGAGTCCTCGCACCGCTTGAGCAACGCCTCCCGCTCGGACAGCTTGCGTTTTGCGGCTTCAAGCTCCCACCGCCATTTTCTTGCGTAGCCTTCCGACGACTTAACCTGATTTTTCAGGCTCCCGATGTGGCTGCCGATCATGATGCCGATGTCATCCGGCCGATCAGGGAAGCGAGCCCGGTCCTCGATCAGCCTGATGTTCTCGGCGCGCAGCCGTTCAACTTCAACTGTATCGATCATGGACCCCAGACCGATCACCGGCTGTCCAACTTCCGCCGAATCCCTCTCTGCCTCTTCTTTGGTCCACCAGAAGGCAGTACCAACCATCCACGCTATCGGCTCGGGGTGGGGCTGCGGGACTGGCTGGGCAAACTCTTTGTAGGCTACCCACAAGCCCTGCACATATTTGTCTGCATAGCCTTCGCGATCATCGCCTCGGGCAAGCCAACTGCCATCGAGATATCCGAGGACTGGGTGCTTGGTCTCGATAACCCATTTTTGGAATCGTTCACGGCGACCCTGTGAGTGCTGGGTCGGCGCCTCTGTGATGCTGGATCGGTTTTCTGTGGGCATTGGTTGCTCCTTTCAGCGTGCGCCCGGCGACGGCAATGCGCGCTCAGACTCGATAAATCCGGTGGACGAGGCTTCAGCCCCGGTGGCGACAATGAACGCGACTTCAACCTTGGCGGAGTCGACCAACACCTTACCGACATCAGCAATCGCCTTGGCTCGGTCGATATCCATGGGGTTGTCCCGGTCTTGCAGCGCCTCAAGCGTTGCGAAAAGGTGATTACGCAGGTCAGTCATCTTGTTTTTCACTAGAGGCCTCGCTGATTGCGCGCTTCAGCTTGCTAAGCTGGCGGATGGTGGATTTCAGTTCTGGTGGATACCGGTGGATGGTGTTGCGGCGCATGTTTTCGGCGCGGCTGACCAGCTCAAGGTTGTCGAGCTCGATGTGTTGCGGATTGCGATCCTTAAAAACCACTAGATGGCCGGGCGGGATCTCGCCGTGGGCTTCTTCCCAAAGCAGCGAATGCACCGATTTCCACCGGCGATACGAAGGGCCGTCATCGCACACCTTCCGCTGAAGTATCCCGTCCTCAGTGATTCGCTCTGTGCCCACTGGCAGCCATGTGTGAGGCCTGTTCCCCTTTCGGAACTGAGTAGCTTCGCCGCCGATCTGCAGGCCTTTCAAACCCTTGTTCCATGGGTCTTGACCAGGCTTAAACCGATATTCGATTCCGGGGTTGTCCTCCCGTCTCAGGCGGCAGGCGTGCTCACTGGCGAGATATTCAGCGCTTCTGACCAGGCCCAAGGCATGGGCCTTGTTGTATATCGCGTGGTCGGGCCGATTGAATGCGCGGACCAGGTCCGGCATTGGGGTGTCGGGGTACAGCTCCCGGAGCCTGGCCACCTCCGCGTCGGTCCAAAATCTACGCGACGGCTCGGGCGAGTCCTTCACAAGCCGTCGCCTTGCGTCTTGCAAGGCCTGCAGGGCGATTGGGTTCATGGGTGATCCTCGCCGGGGAGGCGTTCCTCGTTTGAGAGGGTAAGGCGCTGGCGGGCAGCGCCGGAGGGTCAGGCCCGTTCTGCCAGCAGGATCAGGCCGGTATCGTCCGGGTCGTTGCCAAGCATCAGGTCAGGCGTGCGAAGCTCGCGGCTGATGCGGAACCGGTCTAGCTTTCGCGCCACGGAAGGGCTTAATTCAATCTTGTGGCGCGGAGGTTTGAGCAGCTTGACTGCTTCGTCTCGGGTCAGTTCATGCAGGCGATGAATCATCAGCGTCATCGCCTCGCCCTGTTCCTCGATCCCGGCCCACTCCATCAGTTCCAGCAGGGCCTGCTTAGTCCCTGGTCGAACCTTCAAGCGCAGGTCTTCTTCCTGCAGGCGTTCGGCCTTTGCCCTGCGCTTCTCGTCACGCTGCTGCTGCGTCAGAGCCATCATCGCCTCCATTGCGCACGAAGGTAGTTCCCGGCCCGATGTCGAGCAGGTCGCACACCCGGTTGATGATCTTGAGCGCGGCGTCGAACACCTTGGCGTCGTCCGGCTCGCGGGCGAGGCGCTTCATGTTCGGCTGGCGCTCCAGGCAGACCTTATCGACCAAGCGCCGGGCCAGCCTGCGCAGATGATCCGCGCTGTCGTGCATGCGCAGGCTCAGCGCGAATGCCAGGGCCACATCATCAGGCCGGTACTGGCCGCCGCTGCGGGTGATGTACAGCTTTCGGACCGGCTTGCGAATCGATGCGTCGAAAAGGGATGCCATGCTCGACCTCCTGCAGGCCGCTTGGTGGAAGGTGGAAATGCTCACGCCGCCTTGTTCTTTGCAGCGCGCTTCGGATTTTTCTGCTCAATCTCAAGATCCATGTCGTTCCAGCCGGCCAAGAACCAGGCCCCATGGAACGTGTGATAGGCGAATGGGTTGGCCATCTTGCCGCCACCGTTTTGGCGGCATTCCCGGCCAAGGTAGTAGACGCTGGGGTGCTCGCCGTGCTCGCTCATGGCCTACCCCTGGCGCCGCTGAACTGGAAAATCAATGCCGAACTCATCGAGGATCCGCACAAGACGACAGTTGCCGATACCCAGCTCAGACGTGGTCCGGCATCTGGACTTGCCAGCATCACGCATGGCAATGATCTTGTCGGCCAAGTCGCGATCCTCCTGGCTCGGTTCGGCATTTACCTTCGCCGGTCTGGCTGACTTAGGCGGGTTGAAGAATCTGAATCCTCCCCGCGCCGCTACGCCCCATAGAGCGGTCTTGGTTTCGCCCAGGAGCTCTGCGACCTCACCACAGGTCATGGTCTTGGCGAGCTCTTCGATCTTGGCTGTGCGTGCCTTGGCGCGGCTTTTGCGCTCGCCGCCGCGCTCCTGCTTGACTGGCTTTGGCCGCTTTGGCCTCGGTTCGGGGTGCTTGCGCTGCCGAAATGGCACGTATTCGAAGCCCTCAAGCACAACCAACTGGCCGCCAGATGCGAAGAAGGCAGCCTTCGCTGCCTCCAGGTCGATTGATTGGTCCATGGGCGCCTCACTTGATGCGGATCGAGCTCTCGCCGCGCTCAAGATGCGCCCAGCCTGGCTCGGGGATGAGTTCGTGCTCGCAGTCTTCGCCTGCGGCCATGCGCTTGCGGACAGCTTCGTTGTGCTCGCGGTCGGCCTTGAGCTTGGCGGCGATGGCGTTCTTGTCCGGTGCGATTTTGGTCACCACCGACGTCAGCTCATCGGGTACCGCCTGCTCGTTATCGACGATCACCTTTTCCTTTCCGGCTACCAGGCTGATGGTGAACAGCGGGCGCTTGATCGACTTGATGTTTGCGGCATCCATGTTCCGGCGCAGGTAGTCGGTGATGGCTGTCACGCTGTTGGCCTTGATGCGCTTGAGCTCGCTCAGGCGGTTGATCTCGGCGTCGATCGCGCCAATGTCGCCCTCGATGTTGCGGCGCAGCATCACGATGCTGTCGGCCTTAACCTCGAATTCGCCCTGGATACCGGCCATGGTGTCCTGAATGGCCTGCTTGAGACCTTCGTCGTCGGTGTCACACATGGCAGCCAATTCGGCCATCTGACCGGTGAGTGCGTAGAGCTGGGTCATGCTGCGGCCTCCTGCGGTTTGCCGGCTTCGAGGTTCTTCAATTCAAGGGCGATACGGGCGGCGCCTTTCTCATCCTTGCGGCCGATGAGCTTGCGCACGGCATGGTCGTGGATCTTCTTGCGCTCATGCGGCGTCACCGCCCTCTGCATGGTCTCGATCGTGTCCTTGATGAAGTCCAGGCGCTGTTGCTGTTGGCGTTCGATTTCGGCCTGACGGTCCTCGGCCTGTTCAATCGCCTGCTCAGCCTGTAGTTGCTGGACGTAGTTCACGTCATCGAACATGCCCAGGAACACGTCCGCGCTGAAGCCCAGCATGGACAGGGCTTTCTTGATGGCGTCGGTCAGCGACTTCTTCGGCGCCTCGCCATCAGTGGTCATGCCGTACTTGGTCTTGTACTGGTACCGGGTGCACCCGTACTGCTCGACCTCGCCGCGCTGGCCGTCCTGCATGAACCAGAGCTGGATCTTGACGGTGTGGCCGATCTCCCGGCCCAAGCAGATTCGCTTGTCGCCTTCACCGGAAAACACCTCGTGGCCGTCGTCGAATCGCTCTTCGAGGACCTTCCAACCCCAGCCGATGCCGACCGGTCCGAACACTTCGGTCGCCTTCATGACCATCGCGGTGCCGTTCAGGCTTGTGATCTTCTGGCCGCCGACCTCGGCGTTCTTGGTGTAGCGGGTATCGGTGGTCTGCACCTGCTCCCAGATGCGCATGTTGGTAGTGGACATTGGAAAACCTCGCGCCAGGCCGGCGCCGTCAGTTGAAAGGGGAAATGCCAGGTCACCCGGATTGGAGGTGCCACCAGGCCCTGGCTGCGGTGGATGGTTGCGCGCTCTCGCCGCTTACGCTCCGGGTAGGTCCGGTTATCCCCTAAGGGCCCGCCGGGCTCGGGCGTGTGTTCAGGAAGTGATGCTGCCGGCCAGTGCGCTGGCGAGCATGAAGAAGGTGCAGGCGAAGAGCATGGAGAAGGAGCCGCGCCAGATGACCAGGCGGCGGGCGCGCTGGTAGCGGGTCATGACGAGCTACCCATCAGGTCATCGCCGTAGCACTCACCGTTGCAGCCAATTGCGCCGCATTCACGGCAAGAATCTTCTTGGCCTTCCTCGCGCTGGCAGTTCTGCCCGCCGCAATGCGGGCACTCTGTATGGGTTAGGTTGCTGAATGGCCCCATCCAGCGGATGCCGTATTGGCCGCAGTTGCCGCAAATCATGGTCATGTCCGCACCTCGTAGGCCAAGGTGCACATGCCGCACAGGTAAGCCCGGCCCGACCAGGCCGCCGGGTTCTCGATGTGAGCCATGCGCGCTTGATTCATGGCGTCCGCCATGGTCAGCCCCTTGAACACCAGCAGGATGCGGTCATCTGGCAGGGCCTGCGCAGCCTCGGCCACCTGGTCGTCGATGATCGACGGGAAAACAGGCGTGGTCATGCAACCTCCTTGCGCCCATCAACGATCTTGTTGAGGCGCCCGCAGTAGTGGTTGAACTCTTCAATGGTGATGCGCTGATCGGCCAGCATTTCAGTGAGGAGCTTCTGCACCATGACGCTCCAGCTCAGATCCGTGCCGGGGTGCGCCATGGCGTCGAGCTCTTCGTCGATCAGAACGTGCGGGCTTCTCATTGCGCCTCCTCGGCCTGGGCCAGCACTCCTTCCTTGGCGAAGGGGGTGAGCAGCTGGCGTGCGATTTCTTCCAGTGCTGCCTCGGGGTTGGCGACGCTCATGATCTCGTCGGCCGCTGCCTTTGCGTCGCTGGTGATCTTGGAGCGGGCTGCCAGAACCAGGCGGCCCAGTACCGAGCTGCTGATCCCCGATAGGCCCAGCTGGCCCATCACAAACTCATCCACCGCCTGGGCGAAGCGCTCGTAGGTGACGCCCTGCTTCGGGCGCATCCGACGCTGAAACACAACGTCGCGGCGCGCCATCAGCTCAGCGATGCCATCGTCGATCCACAGGCGCTCCGGCACATCGTCCGGGTGCTCGCCTGGAAGGCGGTTGTCGTACTCAAACTGTGCTGCTCGAAGTGCGCCCATGGTCGCCTCCAGGTGGTGGGTTACTCGGTGGGTTCGGCTGGCAGCGGGTGCCAGTGGGTTGTGATTGGCCGGGCGACTTGGCCAGGGCCGTCAGCGCAGGTTTCGATGTGCTGGCAGGATTCCTCTGCCTCGTACCAGGCGCCGCCTTCGGTATCGCTCGAATCCGCCTGCCAGCAGTCCAGCTCGGCAGCGAAGCAGTTCCAGTTCGGCCACTTGCGCCATACGACAACGGTTTGGCCATCAGTTGGCTTGGCGTCTTCGCACTTGATCCAGCCGCTCATGGCTTCACCCGGGCCTTGTCGATGGCGTCTAGCTGCTCAGCCCACGCCTCTGTGAATTCGAGATAATCGGTGCTGTCGAGCCACTGAGCCTGTACTGAGTCGACGTCTCCACTTGGGGTTACACGCTGAATCCAGTCTTCAAAAACTCGTTGCTCGGCGTTCTCTACCAGCGACACCAGCGCAGCGAACATTTCAGGTGCAGCAGCCATCAAGCAAGCATTGGCCTCGCCTTGTTCAATCAGGCTGTTGTAGGAGGCGATCACGATGTCGCCACCTTCTGCTGTTACCTGAGCTTCGAGCTTGTCTACAGCGTTATAGCCGGACCAGTAGCTCCAAGGCCCTGGAGTGTGATTGCTCATTGCGTGAACCTAAGTAGCCAACCGCATTGGCCAGGAGCCAGGCGAAGGTGACCAAACCCACCGTGAAAGGTGGCCTGGCGCCTGCCAATGCGGTCGAAGTGAAGGGAAGGGGATGCAGAGGCCGGGCACTACCCCGGCAGCTGGCTTGGCGTGGACCCATCCAGCGGCGCAATTCGTTTACCCTCAGAGCGAGGGAAGGGACGTCCACAGGTGCTTCGGTAACCGCGCCCGGAGCTGGGCGCTTCTCTGCATCGGGGTGTGATCTGGCCGGTGCTGCGTTCTCTCCGGCTTGGCGGCCTAACTCTGTGATGTCTCAGTAGCTCGCCAACGAGACTAGGTTTGCGCATCAGCCTGCGCACTCAGATCACACTCCGATGAAGCCTGCGATGGGGAGCAGGGCATCGGGCAGTTAGCGACAGGCTGTCGGAGCGAAGACCTTGCATTCCGTTTCTAGCGCTGCCGAGGCAGCTACGCGGTTTGCAGCGGGTCACGCTCATTTTCCAGCAGCAGGCCGTGCTCAATGCAGAACTGAATCTCTGCGTCAAAACCGGCACGGTTCAGAACCTGCTGGCCGTTCGGATCGTAAATGGCTCGATGGTGGCCGGCGCCGGTCACTCGTGGCGTCCTGACGACTGCATAACCGTGACGTTCGAAGCAGCCGTTCGGGCTGTTTGGCTGAGGTTGCATAATCAAGCCTCCAGGGCATCGGGCCGTCTTTCCGGCTGTCAGGGATCAGCGCTTGCCCAGGACCGCCTTGGTGACGACCTTGGGGAATTTCTTGGTGCGGATTTCGTTCGCCTGCTTGTCGGTAAGCAGCCCCGCTAAGTACAGCGTGGTGATCGAGGTATTGATGTGGTCGAGGCGCTTGGCCTCGTCGGCGTTCATTTCCGGGAACTGCTGGGCGAAGGGCCGCGCGGCCCAGCCTTGCTCGAATGTCTGAGGCATCGATCTGCCCTCCAGGGCGGTTGATCAGGTCAGGCCGGTAAGTTTCTGTCGTCGCCTTCGTGCGAAAGAAACTCATGAATCTTGTCAAGGCCGATGTGCTCCAACGTGTCGTCTGGATCGCTATTGGCCAGAAGCCAGGCGCGAACTTCCTCCTCTCCGATCTGCTGCAAAAGGGTCTCGGCGCCTACCTCGCTCACGATGTCCACGGGGTCGAGATCGTGGAGGCGGTCGTCAAGGTCAAGCTGAGCAGCGACCTCTCGGCCATTGGCCTGAACCGTTACGCTGACTCCGCTGTTGTGATAGGTGCTATCCACGCTAACGCTGTCTGCTGGGAATGTGATTTCCATTGGTGTCACTCCAGTTGATTTCCAATGCCGGCTCAGTGAACCGGCATCAGTAAATCGTTCTGTCCCATTACCGCCGGGGTGGCGGTGCGCATTGCATGCCCGGGTCGTTCTCTCGGTTAAGGCGTTTCACCTTCGTCAGCCGTACAGGGTTCTCCCTGTCGTGGGCAGCCTTTCGGGGCTGTCTGGCGCCGGTCGCCGGTAGAGGCAATGCGGTCTGTTGGTTGTTGCGCTGGTTGTTAAAGAGCGGTGAGGCTTGAGGGCCTCGGCAGTCCCTCGTGAGTGACTGCTGTGTTGAGGCAAATATCACGCAATGTGTTTTTTATGTCAACACGAAATGTGATTTATTTTTTCGAGGCCGTGTTGAAAATCTTCCAAGCGAAGCGTGTTCACCTTTCACAGGGCGTGATGTATGCTTCGCTAAATACTGGATGGATGTACAGTTAACGGAGGAAGGTATGGCCAAGCAGAAGAAGTCGGCGCCGCAGGCGCGCCATGAAATGACCGGTCTGGAGCGCCTTGGCTTGCGGGTCTCGTCGATGATCAATCACCCAATCGCGCAGGCTCAGCGCTGGGTGACGATCCATCGCCTGGACACGGACGGTGATATGGAGTGGGAGGAGGTGATGGGGCTGCTGGCCGAAACGCCAGAACTGGACCTGACGTTCAATGACGACGACAGCGTGACCGTTCGGTGGGAGCCGCAGACCGCAGACGATCGAGACGATCTGGTTGTGGAGCGAGATTGGGAGGAGGAGAGGGTGGAGGAAGAGGCGCCTTTCTGACAGGCACAAAAAAGCCCGCGCTAGGCGAGCCCTGGCAGGTGGCAACTCCCTGCTACAATCGGCGCATTCGAGGGCCGGAGAGAGAAATGAAAAGGATCATCGCAGCAGCTGGTGCTGGAGCCTTGCTAGTGAGCGCAGGAGTACTGGCGAGTGAGTACACCGTGCCCCAGGAGAACTGGGAGTTCATGCGCGGGTATAAATACGATTACCCAGGCTGCTCAGTCAGATGGCATGAGAGGACTGCGTTATTCCTTGTCGCAGGCGAAGGATGCGAGAAGATCAGCCCACAGAAAATGAGGGCTGACGCGCTCAAGTCGATTGCGTACGTTAAGAAAAACAGCAGCGCCTCGGACTTCGACGACTACTACGACCTGGTCGACCAAGCTAACAAGCCCTATACGATTCAGGACGCCAACCGAGACGCCCAGCAGATATGGCTATCCGGCTGCTCTGACTTCAAGAGCGGCATGAACGCTGGCAATTTTCAGGGATGGTTGCGCCTGGATGATGCCGAGAAAGCCCATCCGGGCATCAAGAAAACTGCTGTTACTAGGCTCTACATGGACGGCTGGAGGGTTGCGCATGGGCTGGGCGGGGTCGTCAATTGCAATGATCTAGCCCCATATCGCGCTGCTGACTACGTATCAGGGGTTGATATCAGGAATTGATGCAGAGCGCGCAGGCATGAAAAAGCCCGCCGAGGCGGGCTTGGGGGAGTGTGGGGTGGAAGGCTAGCTGCAGCCTTTCGCGCCGAACTGTATTACTGAGCGACGAGCAGATTCCTGATCTGAAGGCTGGACATAAACCTTGTCGCCAGATGACTCCATGCGGTATCTGATGGTAAGGGCGCTGTCATCCTTCCCGGAAATGAATAGGGTCGCATCACCCTTAGTGGAGAAGATTGATCCGCCATCTACCAGCACAGAGTCGATCTTTGCATTGGCCCTGCAAGATGGACTGAACTCGCCCAGGCTTGTGACAATTTTTGCCCCTAGCTGTCTGACGAGCTTCTCTCCCTCGCGCTCAAACGCGGAATGCATGCCCCATTTGCCAGAGAGGTATCCACAGGCGAGCAGAATGGCTATGAATGCTCCTAGCTTTTTGATGAAAGACACTGATAGGGCTCCGTCCGCAAAATGGTGACGTAATGATATCACTGTAAGTCATATCGTGCCTGGGATAACACCGGAGGCGGTAGCGTGTCTATAAACCCACATCTGGCCTTCTTCTCTGGCCGCAAGTCATCACGCAGGCGTAGCGCTGGGAAATCAGTTGTTCTGAGGAAGGTCTCTTGGCTTCACAATCAGACCAAGCATTGCAACCAGATAGAACAAGGCCCACCATGTCCAGAAGGCGATCAACAGCACTGACATTCTGGTAAGCGGCTTATCGGTGAACACGTTGAGCTGAATCTGAAGGAGCAAAAACCACATGATCACAGTATGGCGCAGCGCAGCTAGGACGATCTCTCTCATCGGCTTGACCGCGCTGGCGGCCACGCCTTTCAATCTACTTCTTGATTCCCAGATCAGCTTCGACAATCCGATAATTGCTGCGGTTATCAAAGTGCCTACCACGTTTGTTGCAATGCTGTTTGTGTCCAAACTGCCTCCATTTCGAAAAAGCCGAGAAGAATCCAGGCCGGCAAAGTAGCTTCCTCAGGATCGCTTGATTCGACCCGCTTTTACCTCCTCCCCATACCCATTCAGCCGATCCTCCCCAGCCTGCATCACCTGGCAGATCCTGATCACTGCCTGGGCGTCATGCTCGTTTCCGGCCAGGCTCAGTCGTTCGGCAATCCGCATCAGCTCGACCGCTGACCATTTGAGGTCTGAGGCCAGCCCCTGAAGGTCGCGGCGCAGGTCTTGGTTGGGCCTGGTGAGGGGCATGGCTACACCAGGTGCGCGTTCCAGACCAGCAGCACGCGGGCCTGGATATAGGTCATGTCCCGGCGGATCAGACGATCCTTGTGCCTCGGGTTGTCCGAAATCATCTCGTAGTGATCCTCATCAGCCACCTGCAGGCGCTTGATGTAGAGCAGGTCATCCCAGACGAAGAGATATATCCCGTCGCCCACGAACTCGCGGACGTTGATGTTCACGATCAGCGGGTCGCGGTGCTTGATGGTGGGCTCCATCGACTGGCCCCAGCCGGTGACCACCTTGAGGTGGAAGTGCTCTTCGAACTCAACGCCCAGCTCCCGTAGATGGCTCGGGCTGACGCGGATGTCCTTGAGCAGTTCTGGGAAGTCGTGCGCGTTCTGTCCACCGCCCATTGACGCCCGGACATCGTAGTGGGCGATCCACACCTCATCACCAACCAGGCCTGGGCGGGAGAAGTCAGCCTCAATCACGTTGGACGGTTGCGGCTCCTCAGCTGCTGCGAGAAGCCGGCGGCGCGCCTCTTCGGAAAAGCCTTTTCCGCTCTTTGCGAGCATCTGCTTCACAAGATCGGCCATGCTCCGTTCAGGCGCGGCAGTTGGTTCTGGCGCCGGCGAATTCAGGAGCAGCTCGGACTGGTCCACGCCCAAGGCTGCTGCCATCGAGGCGATATCGGCCAGGGTCGGCTCGCGAGTGCCGACCTCATAGTTACCAACCCGGGATTGTGATTTCCAGCCGCAGGCCTCCGCAAGTTGGGCCTGGGACATCCCTTTGGCTTTTCTCAGGCGCTTGATGCGCTGGCTCAATGATTCGTTCATGCGCGGAATTTCATCACGAAACGAAATACCCGGCTTTCACTTATTGTGATTGCAATTAACACGATTCGTGTTTATCCTTCGGTCATCAATGGAGGAAGACCGTATGAACCAAGTCCGAACGATCCGCGAAAGGGCTGGCGTTACCCAGGCAGCGCTGCGCCGTCAGCTCGGCTGGAATCAGTCCCGCCTGGCGAATTACGAATCAGGCCTCAGGAATCCTGGCCTTCAAGAGGCGCGCCAGATCGTGGAAGCGCTGAACGTCCTGGGCGCCAGTTGCGCCCTTGATGATGCGTTCCCGCCGGCACAAGTCGCCGCCTAACCAATTCCAACCGCAAGGAGCAGTACCCGTATGTACGCCGACCAATCCCACAAGCGTGATACGCCTCGGAAGGTCCGTTTCAACAAAACCCTGGACCGCATCCTGGCCCGGGCAGCAGAGCGCGCAGAGATGCAGCACGCGACCTACCTCTACGAAATGATCGAGTGGGCCGTGGAAAACGGTGCGATTGAAGCGCTGAGCAAGGACGACAAGCAGTCTAGCGCGGCCTAGAGGCCCTATGGAGGTCACGTGGCTGAAATCGACTACGAGCACCTGAGTGATGGTGCGAAGAGACAGATCAGTGCTTTTGCCCTCAGCAAGGGCTTAAGCATCGACCAGGCGCTCGAAGCTGTTGCTATCGAGTTCCTGGCCATGGGTGGTCCGAGTCGTCTCGGAAGGCCCAAAGCACAGGTAGTCCAATTGGTCCCTAAGGAGGGCCTCAAGGGCGACTTATAGGCCGACGGCCGTAACAGAGAAGGAGAGAGTTATGGGTACTCAGCAGAAGGCTGAAGAGATCGGTGTGAGCCTGGAATTGCTGGAAGAGACGCTGGCCAAGATTCTGGTCGCGTCTCTTCCTTCGCTCCCGGCAGATCGCCACGAAGAGTTTGCCATCTCTGCCGCTCGAGCCGTGAGGCTTGGATACCGCGAGATGCTTCTGGTTGCAGGCCCTATCAGGGATTGATCGCTTCGGCACACAACAGGAGAGGGAAATGGTTGGATCATGGGGAGACATCCCGCCGCCGCCAGGAGCTAGCCAAAAAAGAACCCCTCACGAGGTGAAGATCGAGATCATCGCGGACCTCACCGACCTTGAGGGGAAGGTGACTAGCACCGTTGAGCGATTACCACTTCATCTTCGAAAGGGCTTTTTCGAGAGCGTCCTCAATCTCGTCCGCAGCGGCGCCGGCCGCCTTGTCTACTTCCGATCCGGAGAGTCCAAGCGCGTCGACAGTGCTGATGGAGCCGCAGCCTACACACTCATACCTCGCATTGGCCGCTTCGATCTCGTCGGCATCGATGAACTCTGCGCCGCCGCATTGGGGGCATCTGGCGCTGAAGCTGGCAACTGATTTTATCGACATCGGAACCTCCTGGTTCGCTGTGTTGGGTGAGAGCTTCACAGCCTAGCAGGAGGTTCCGACCTAAACGCCCGAATTGCGGGCACAAAAAAGCCGGGATTACGGCCCGGCTCTCTGCAACACAAAACTCTGAAGGGAATTATGCATATGCAGACCCAAAGTGTACATACCCTACCTAGATCGGCGCCACAAAATGCGAATAACGATTTCGTGGCGCGCACGATGTCGTCGCGCGAGATTGCCGATCTGACTGGAAAGCAGCACTTCCACGTCAAGCGAGACATCGAAAAGCTGCTCGCCGACCTCGGTGAAGATGCATCCACTTTTGGATGCACCTACCTGGACGGCCAGAACCGTAGTCAGATCGAGTACCGGCTCGATCGCGAGCACACCGACTGCCTGCTCACCGGCTACAGCGCCGCTATGCGCATGGCCGTCATCAAGCGCTGGAGAGAGCTGGAGGAGGGCTCAGGGCGAGTAATCGCCACCCTTCCTGACTTCTCCAACCCCGCAGCGGCAGCCCGCGCCTGGGCTGAGCAGTATGAGCAGCGCCAGGCTGCACAGCAGGCCTTGGCCATCGCCGCGCCAAAGGTTGAGTTTGTCGACAAGTACGTCGAATCGACCGGCCTCAAGGGCTTCCGCCAAACCGCCAAGCTCCTGAGGGCCAATGAGGCCCGCTTCCGCGAGTTCCTGATTGACAAAAAGATCATGTACCGCCTGGGCGGGGAGTGGCAGGCCTACCAGCAGCACATCGATGCCGGCCGCTTCGACGTGAAGACCGGCACCAGCGAAAGCGGCCACGCCTTCAATCAAGCCAAATTCACCCCGAAGGGCGTCACCTGGGTGGCTGGCCTGTGGGCGCAGTACAACCTGGAGGTCCAATGATGGCCCGCATCCGCACTATCAAGCCCGAATTCTGGTCGAGCGAGCAGGTCATGTCCTGCCGTCCGCTGGCCCGCCTGCTGTTCATCGGTCTCTGGAACTTCTGCGACGACGGCGGCAATCACCCCCTGGCCGCCCGTACGATCAAGGCCCTGATCTTTCCCGGTGACGACATCACCACAGAGGAGGTGAGCGCGCTCCTGGGTGAGCTGGAAGGAGCCGAGCTGACTCGCAGCTATTGGGCAGCAGGCAAAAACTACCTGCACATCTGCGGCTGGAAGCACCAGAAGATCGAGAAAAAGAACTTCAAGTACCCAGCGCCACCGGCAGAAATCGACGATGGGTCGGAGAGTAGTCGTCGACAATTCGCCGAGGAGTCGCCAACTGGTCGTCGACCAGTTGACCCCGGAAGGGAAGGGAATGGAAAGGAAGAACACAACACACAACGCGCGGGCGAGGAATCCGGCGTTGACCCAAAGCTCCCGACCGAGATGGACCTTGAGTGGAAGCCCGACGACAACCTGCTGAAGGCCTACGCAAAGCGCATGGGCATCCCTGTCGACCTGTTCACCGATGAGGCGACCGCCGCATTCGTCTGCCACTACTCGGCATCTGGCCGCTGCGAGACCCAGGCCTCGTGGGTGAGCCTGCTGGTCAAGTGGGTGAAGCGTGACATGGCCAGCGCGAGCAACGTTCGACCCTTCCCGCTGAAGCGCCAGGCCAATGGCCCCGACTTCAACGACACCAGCTGGGCTGATGACCTGGGGGCACTATGAGCACGCAGATCGCTCCCAAGAGCGTCACGCAGATCATGGCCACGGCCCGCAACCTGCCCGCCGAGATTCAGGCCCCGGCCAAGCAGCTGGACCCAGGCACCACCGAAGTGGTCAACGCCCTGTTCAAGGAGCTGCAGGCCATCTTCCCGGCATGGAAGCAGGCCTGGCCGGATGATGACGCGCTGAAGGCAGCCAAGCGCAGCTGGATCAAGTCCTTCGTTGCCGCTGGCATCAACACGCTCGAGCAGATCCGCTTTGGTATCCAGAAGTGCCGGGTGCTGGGTACCGACTTCGCCCCGAGCAGCGGCAAGTTCATCAAGCTGTGCCAGCCGACCCCGGAGGAGATGGGCATTCCGCCGCTTGCGCGGGCCCTGGCAGAGGCGCTGGAGAACTTCCACCCCAGCAGGGCAGGGTCACGCGTTTGGACGCACGCAGCGGTGCGCCACGCGGCCCTGCAGTGCGAAGCGCAGAACCTGGGGTCGATGGAGGTTGAGCGGGCCGAGAAGGTATTCGCCCGCGCCTACGACATCACGATCCGCATGCTGGTCGCCGGCGAGCCCCTGGGCGACATCGCGACCGGTATTGGCCACGACAGCCAGAAGAGCGCTGCCCAGTTGGCCGACGAGTACGCGAATCAGCGCCAGGTCCGCCTGCTGGAGATTCAGCAGATCCCATCGAGCGCCGCCGCATGCCGTGCACACCTGCTGGCCAAGTTGAACATCAAGCGCGCCGGGCAGCCGGCCGGGGAGGGGGTGTGATGAATTCCCTCTGGCTTGCCTTCGTCTTTGCGCTTTGCGCGCTCGGCGGCTGGGTTGGAGCTCACGAGAGCATCAAGAACGACTGCGACCGCATCGGTGGCTTCTACATCGGCAACACCACCTACAACTGCGCCATCGGGAGGGCAAGGCCATGACCGAGAAAATCAGCGTCAATTGCCAGGCCAAGCTGTCCGAGGCCGTAACCATGCTCACCCGTCTGTTCCGCGACAAGAAGTTCGTCGTGGTCACCATGCGTCCGGGCAAGGATCGCACCCTGGACCAGAACGCCCTGTGGTTCGCCATGTACGACCGCATCGCCAAGAGCACCGAGATGGGCGACATCGAGGATGTGCGCCGGTACTGCAAGCTGCACTTCGGCGTGCCGATCATGCGCGCCGGCTGCGACGAGTTCCGCACCGGTTGGGCCGAGTCGTTTATCCACCTGCCGTATGAGGTGAAGCTGCGCCTGATGGGGCCGTGCGCCATGTTCGGGCCGGATGGCTTCCCGGTGACCCGGCTGTTCGACCGGGCCCAGGGATGTCAGTACACCGACCGCATCGTGGCCGAGTTCGCGCCGCAGGGCGTGGTGTTCAGTGACCTGCTTAGCGAGGAGGCGGCATGAAGAGCCAGGAAGCAAATCTCAAGCGGAACAAGGACCAAGGCGTTTTCGCAGCGCCCGGCTGGCGAGGGCTGTATGGCCATGGCCTGACGCGGCGCGGGGTGCAGTGCGTAGTTCTCGCTGCAACAGGAAAGAGCGGAAAGCAGATCGCCCGCGAGCTTGGCATTTCGCCGGGAACGGTCACCAGCAGGATGGCGGATGCCCGCCTGCACCTGGGAGCCTCCAACCGTACGGAATTGGTCGCTAAGGCAGTGGCGGCAGGAATCATCTACACATCGGAGGCCGAGCCATGCGCGTAGCCGAGATCAAGCCGAAGAAGTGCAAGGCACCAGGTTGCGGTAAGCACTTCAAACCGACCATGACCACACAGAAGGTGTGCAGCATCGCCTGCGCCAAGGCCATGGCTAAGGACCCGAAGCTGCAGAAGATTGCGGCCAAGGCGATCACTAAGCAGGCCCGCCAAGACCTGCATGAGCGCCGGGAGAAGCTCAAGACCCGCCGCGAGCACATGGCCGAGGCCCAGACCGCGTTCAATGCCTACATCCGCGAGCGCGACGCCGGCCTGCCGTGCATCAGCTGCGACTCGAACCCGAGCGACCACGACCTCATCACCGGCAGCCGCTGGGACGCCGGCCATTACCGGTCGGTGGGCGCCTGCCCGGAGCTGCGCTTCGAGCCGCTGAACGTCCACCGCCAGTGCGTGAAGTGCAACCGGAACCTTTCGGGTAACGCGGTCGAGTACCGCATCCGCCTGTTGAGGCGGATCGGCGCCGATGCCGTGGAGTTCCTCGAAGGGCCTCATAAGCCCCGCCGCCTGACCATCGAAGACCTGCAGGCCATCAAGTCCCTGTACAGGCAAAAACTCAAAGACCTTAGGAGGGCAGCAGCATGACCTGGACAATCGCAGATACCGCCGGCGCGCTGCTGCTGGCAATGGCCATCACTTCAACCTGGTGCGTCGTCCGCGCCAGGGCCATCGCAGGCCGCCGCAATAAGGAGAACGGCCCATGCAACTGAGCAGCGCAAGGATGGCATGGCACGACGCACACTACGTCCCGCGTGACAGTCAGGGCGTCGTGATGCAGGAAATGGGGCTGCTCGGTCGCATGATCCAGAAGACCGACAAGCAGCGGAAGGCCGGCCACCAAGCTCACCAGGCGGTCGCTGCCCACATCCAGCGGGCGATCGACACGCTGCCGGCCCACCTCAAGGCATTCGGCAACCACATGTACAGCCCGCTGGCCACCGCTGACGACGCAGAGGAGGCGCACGAAGCGATGTTCCGCGTGGCCTATGCCGCTGGCCCACGGATGTACGCCAAGAAGTTCGAGAAGGCCCGAATGGTCGCGCTGGGCGTACTGCACCGGTACCGCCGCATGCATCAGGGCGGGCAGAGCGAAGGGATTGATCCGTGCCCGACGCCGGAAGGGTTCCGGGCGTGGCTGCTGCACATGCTCGGCCTGGAGCTGGATTCGCGGAACTGGGACCGGGAATGGCAAGACTTCGTAGACTCCTGTTTCAACGCCTGCAACGACCTGGACAAGGCTGCTTTGGTACCTGTCTCCTCGGTTATAAAAATCATGAAAACTGCCGCTTGACGGAATTGTGCGGCTGATGGCACTATTTCGCCATCCTGATAATTTTGCCTTTGGCAAAAATCACTCTGAACCCGGCCAAGTGCCGGGTTTTTTATTGCCCGAATAGGCCCTCAAGAGGCCCTGATTTTCGAAGGACATCCAATGCCCGAACCAGCAAGCACGACCGCCGGCGTCCTGCTGGTGAAGTACGGCGTGATCATTGGCGGCTTCGCAGGAGCGATCCTCTCGCTGACCTTTCTGCGGGGTCTCACGCGCGGCCAGGCGGTCGCCGCCTTCTTCACCGGCTTCGCATCCGCGATCTTCTGCACCCCGCTCGCCATCAGCTACTTCAGCCTTGGCACAAGCGGAGAAACCCAATACGGCGTGGCCTTTCTGATAGGCCTTCTGGCAATGAACATCATCCCGGCGCTGAAGTCGCTCGTGGGATCGTTCGGAGCCAAAGGAGCTACCTGATGAGCTCGACCCTGATTTCAGTCCTGATCGGCGCCAATGCCTTCCTGAGCGTGCTGGTGGTGATCGCTGCGTGCGACTACCTGCGCCGCATCCGCCCAATGGATCACCCGCTACTGGCCGTCGCGTTCTACCTGGTGGCCATCGGCGCCTTCGGCTCGTTCGTCCTGGCCATGAACGGTCATGTGCCCACCGTGTACGGCGTGATCCTCAAGCTCGGGATCGTCCTGTACGCGGTCGCTCGACGTGGCCATGTGTTTCAGCCGGGGTAGGGCGCCACAAATTCGGGATGCGCCGTTTCGTAGCGTTTCACTCTGAGCGCAGCAGGGGGAATAGCTCGTCCGGATTGCGTGAGTCGGCGTTCATCTTGTCGCACGCAGCTGCGGCGTCAGATCTGTTTGTGAAGCCAAATTTCAGCCTGGCCTTTTCCTGGTTGTCATAGATATCAAATCCGCCCGAAGTTGTGGCGGAGTAGAACCGGTTACCGATTTGGAAGGACTCGCCTTCTATTGGCACAGCCGGAACGATAACGAATCTTGGTTGCATATTCTGTGCCTCCCCAGGCAGATAACTAAGTATTAGTCCCACAGAGGGAAACCATCAACATGACTCATCGAGACGATTCGATGACGGGTCGTGTCACTCGGATCCGCCACGAGCTACCGGTCAGTAACGAGATCAAGGCTGCTGTATCCGGCCTAGATGCTGCGCTGGCGGCTGCAATTGACGTCGCAAAGACTGCCGGGCTTCCGCAAGGATTGATCGTCGGCCTGCTGCATGGCCATGCCCACGCCGAGACGCACAAGATGGTGTGCAAGTGAGTGGAGAAACGGCCAGGCCCATGCCGCCACCTGCATTGCTTGAGCTGACCGATCTATCGATGCTCGGTACCAGGCTTAAGCCAGCGCCTGAGGTCGGCGAGTGGGTACAGGCTGCGATCCTCAGTGACACAGGCGATCTGCACAATCCCGACCATGCCCACTTGATCGACGCACCGCTGCGCTTTCTGTGGGCGTCCGCCTGCTTCGAGAGGCAAGGTCGAACCGTGGTAGGTCAGGCCGAACAGCTGATGTTCCGCGCTGGCGGATGGCAGAAGGCTCGGCAAGAGCAGCAAATGATCGACTGGTTCGGCGAGGTGCCGGGCTTCGTTATCACCCTGGCTGCCGATTACTGCTCCCAGTGCTCCGACACCGAGTTCTGCGCTCTGGTCGAGCACGAGCTTTACCACATAGCCCAGAAGCTCGATCAGTACGGCGCGCCCAAGTTCACCCAGGACGGACTGCCCAGCCTGACGCTGCGTGGACACGATGTGGAAGAGTTCGTTGGCGTGGTGCGCCGCTACGGTGCCAGCAACGACGTACAGCAGCTGATCGACGCTGCAAGCCGGCCGCCTGAGGTGGCCAAGATCAACATTTCAAGAGCCTGTGGTACATGCCTGCTCAAGCTGGCCTGATATGACACGGGCGTGATACGGAATCCGTCCTATGGCCATCCTCACCGCTGAAGTCAAAGGCTTCATCGTGCAGGCCTTGGCGTGCTTCGATACCCCGACGCAGGTTGCTGAGGCCGTAAAGAAAGAATTCAACATCGAGATCACCCGCCAGCAGGTTGCTCAGCACGACCCAACAAAGAGCACAGGGGCCAACCTGGCTGCCAAGTGGAGGGTTCTGTTTGAGGATACGCGCAAGCGCTTCCGCGAGGATGCGGCAGATATCCCGATCGCCAACCGCTCGTACCGGCTCCGGATGCTTGATCGCATGGCTGCGCGGGCCGAGGGCATGAAGAACATGGCCCTTGCCGCCCAGCTCCTTGAGCAGGCTGCCAAAGAGTCTGGCGGGGCATACACCAACAAGCAGCAGGTTGACCTGAGCTCGTCGGATGGATCGATGACGCCCAAGGCGCCTCAGCAGGTGGATCAGGCGCTGGTATCCGCGCTGGTAGACAAGCTGGTGGACTGATGGCTATTAAACCTATCGAGTGGGACGCGCTGAGCCACGCTGAGCGCGCCGCCTTGATAGCAGCTGGCGAGCACAGCCCGCTGGCGTTCACGTCCCTGTGGTTCAACATCACCCAGGGCGACAGCTTCCGCACCAACTGGCACCACCACTACTTCGACTACGCCGCCCGCAAGATGCTTGCAGGCGAGGCGCAGAACATCATCGTGAACATCCCACCAGGGGGTACCAAGACTGAGTTCTGGTCTGTGCACCTGCCGGTCTACACGATGGTCAAGCACCGCCGGGTTCGCATCCTCAACACTAGCTATTCCAAGAACCTGGTTGACGAGAACAGCCTGCGCAGCCGCGCATTGGTCAAGTCAGCCGAGTTCCGCGAGTTCTATCCTCTCGAAATCGAGAAGGACAAGGTTGACGACTGGACACTGGCTCGGGACGGGAAGCGCATCCACCAGCTGTTCAGTCGCTCAAGTGGCGGCCAGATCACGGGTGTCCGTGGCGGCTACATGGGTGATGGCTACACCGGCCACATCCAGGCGGATGACTGGGACAAGATCGACGACCTGTTCAGTGAGGCGAAGCGGCGCAAGTCGCACACTCGCCTGGTGAACACTCTGCGCAGCCGGAAGGCGCACAGCGGCACGCCGTTCGTCGCCATTCAGCAGCGTGGGCACATCGACGACTCGACGGCCTTCCTGCTCTCTGGTGGCATGGGCCTGAAGATCGATCTGCACATCAAGATCCCAGCCCTGGTCAACCAGGAATATATCGACAGCCTGCCCGATGGCATCCGCGAGCGATGCATCAAGAGCGTGTGCGGGTCTGAACAGGTCGACGGCTACTGGTCATACTGGCCGGCCAAGGAGAGCGTTCACGACCTGATCGCGCTCCGCACGGCGCACCCGTACACCTTCAGCAGTCAGTACATGCAGGACCCCGACACGCTGGACGGAGGGATCTTCTCCGCTGAGGACTTCCAGTACTTCGGTGACGTGGACGCCGGCGCAGACCTGCCGGAGCCGGACAGGTACGACTACCGCTTCATTACTGCCGACACCGCCCAGAAGACCAACACCTGGAACGACTGGACGGTGTTCTGTGAGTGGGGCGTGGCCGAGGGCCGCATCTACCGCCTGGGCCTCAAGCGTGGCCGGATGGATGCCAAGACCCTCAGGCGAGAGTTTGAGGCATTCGTCAAAGGCGCCTGGGCAAAAAACGGCAAGAAGAACGGCATCCTCCGCAAGGTCTACGTCGAGGACAAATCCAGCGGCACCGGCCTGATCCAAGAGATGGAGAAGCGCCTACCGCTCAAGGTGACGCCCGTCCCGCGCGACCGAGACAAGCTGACTCGGGCGCTCGACATCCAGGGCTTCCACGCCGCCAAGCTGGTGTGCCTGCCCTATGACGACGACCAGAACTACGAATTCGTCTGTGAAGTGGCCTCGTTCACCGCGGACGACAGCCACAAGCACGACGACCAGACGGACGTGATGATTGACGCCCTGTCCGAGGTTTACATCAAAGGCAAGCGCTCGATCCGCGAACTCCTCTGACCCATTGGTGACTACATGAGCAAAAAGGGCTTAGCGCCGGCCGACAAGAAGCTGGGCAAAGCCCTCGTGAAGGCCGCGAAGCAGTACGAGGCGACTATCCGGTCTTCGTCGGATGGCTTGGTCAACGTAGTGTCGGGCCTCGGCACCCAGAAGGCCAAGCGCTCGCACAACCAGTTCCAATACGCATTCCTGAATGACTTCCAGCAGCTGGACGCGGCCTACCAGACTTCCTGGCTGGCCAGGGCGATCGTCGACTACCCGGCCGAGGACATGACCCGCGAGTGGCGCACCCTCAAGTGCGACGATGCGGACGTGATCAGGGCCGAGGAAGACCGCCTGCAGTTGCCAGCCATGGTAAGCGAGGCCACCAGCTGGGCCAGGCTCTACGGCGGCGCCGGTATCCTCATGCTGACCAATCAGCCGCTGGATAAGCCGCTGCGCCCCGACCGCATCAAGAAGGGCGACCTGTACCGCCTGCTGGTGGTCGATCGCTTCGACATGACCGCGATGGACCTTAACCAGACCAACATCCTGGCCGCGAACTACCTGCAGCCGGAGTTCTACACCATCTCCGCAGGCGCACAGCAGATCCACTGGACGCACTTCGCCCGGTTCGCGGGGGCCAAGCTGCCGCGCCGGCAGCGGGCACAGACACAGGGCTGGGGTGATTCAGAGCTGCGCAAGTGCCTAGACGACGTGATGGACATCGTTGCGAGCAAGGACGGCATTGCCGAGCTGCTTCAAGAGGCGAACGTCGACATCATCACCCGTGAAGGCCTCTCGGATGAGATGGCCAGCGATCAGGACGACGCGATTACCAAGCGCTACGCCCTGTTCAGCATGATGAAGTCCAGCATCAACATGGCGCTGCTCGACGGTGACGAGAAGTACGACCGCAAGACCCTGGAGCTTTCCGGGGTTGCCCCTGTGCTCGACCTGCTCATGACCTGGATCAGCGGCGCCGCCGGCATCCCGGTGACCCGCCTGTTTGGTGAGTCGGCCAAGGGCCTGGGTAACGACGGTGAAGGCGACGACACCAACTACTACAACCACCTTTCCTCGAGGCGGTTGACGCAGATCGACCCCGGCCTGCGTCAGCTGGATGAGGTGCTGGTCCGCTCGGCCACCGGGCGCTGGATCGATGACTTCAACTACGTCTGGAACCCGTTCAAGCAGCCGGACATCGTCCAGATCGCCCAGGCGAACAAGGCCAAGGCCGAAACGGACATCCTCTACAAGGACGGCGGGATCGTCACCACCAGCCAGATTCAGCGCCGCCTGCAGGCCGAAGAGCTTTACCAGTTCGACGACGACAAGATCGCCGCGCTGGAGGAGAACGAGGACTTGGACATGTTCAACGACCCGATGGACGAGAACGATGACGATCGATCAGCTCAGACGTAAGTTGGGTTTGCCGTTCAACCACAACCCGACGCTCCAGCAGATGCGCGAGTATGGAATCGAGCCTCCCAGGCGACCAGCTACGGCACCAAAGGCTCCGCCTCCGCAGCCAAGGCAATGACTCATGGACATGATCGGCATCCAGTACAACGCCAAGCTCCAGCGCCTGGTGAAGCAGGTCAAGGCCGACATATCCAAGGAGATCATGCCGCTGGTTCGCCAGCTTGCCCCGGAGTACACGCAGGACGCGGTGGCCACCACTGATGCCTGGTCGGACCTGATCACGAACGCCATGAGCTTCCTGTTCGCCAAGTGGAGTTCTGAGCGGGTATCAGCGGGCGCCCAGCGCATCGCCAGCGAGTTCGTCCAGGCCTCTGTGAAGAAGTCCGAGCGAGACATGAAAAAGTCGGTCGGCATCGACGTCTTCAGCGGCTCCAAGACGATGCAGGACTACCTGCACGCATCAGCTCAGCAGAACGCGCAGCTCATCAAGTCCATCCCGGCCAAGTACCTCGAGGAGGTACAGACGCTGGTAATGGGCAACATGCGAGCTGGCATGCGGCCTGGCTACATCGAGAAGGCGCTGACCGAGCAGTATGGGATCACGCAGCGCCGGGCCAGGGTCATTGCTCGCGACCAGACCGGGAAGATTCAGGGAGAACTCGCTGAGAAGCAGCAGCAGGACGCCGGCTTCGAGTACTTCCAGTGGATCGACTCGGAAGACCGCCGAGTCCGGCATCGGCACCGAGAGATTGCTGACAAGGTGACCGCCTACGGCAAGGGCGTGTACCGCTGGGACAACCTTCCGCTCAGCGACAAAGGCGTTCCCATCAAGCCCGGCTCCGACTACCAGTGCCGATGCATCGCCCGCCCAGTCAGCGCGCGACAGGTCAAGGCCAACCAAGATGCCGGGAAGACCAATCCAGGCGTTTATCGATAACCCGTTCCAAGGCGAGGCCGCCACATGAAGTGCACGGTTTTTGACCGGGCTGGGTACCGCATTACCCAAAGGGAATACACCGAAGAGGGTTTCCTCAAGGTTCCGGGCCGCGTGGCCAGGACAGGGATTCAGGAATACCTGGCCCGTGAGCTGCAGTTGGACGGCGATCCGAACCGCATTGTCCGCGTCTATCGGCCACCCGAAGAAGTGTTCGCCCAGGCGTCACTCGACACCTACGACGCCAGCGACATCACCAACGACCACCCGAAGGAACTGGTCACCGCCCTGAACTACAAGGGTGTGGCAGTCGGCGTGGTCCGCGGGTCTGGGCGGCAAGACGGCGACTTTGTGGTCTGCGACCTGATCGTCAAAGACCAGAAGACCATCAGCGACATCAACGCCGGCAAATGCGAGATCTCCGCCGGCTACACCGCAGTTTACGAGCACTCGCCTGGCCTAACCGCTGACGGCCAGCCATACGACTACATCCAGCGCGACATCAGGATCAACCACGTCGCCATCGTAGATAGAGCGCGGGCAGGTGCCAACGCTCGCGTTTTCGACACCAACCCAGGAGGCAACACGATGCCTGTACTTATCACCACCGATAGCGGGCGCAGCGTTGATGTTGCTGATCCTGCGAACGCCCAGCTGGTCGCCGACTCGTTCGACCGCCTGCTGAAGCGTGCCACCGATGCAGAAGCCAAGGTTGGCCAGGCCCAGGCCGATGCCGACAAGGCCCAGGCCGCCGCCGACGCTGCCAACGAGAAGCTGGAAGAAGCGCGCAAGGCATCTGGCGACGAAGCCATTGCCGCCCGCGTGAAGGCCATCAGCACCACCCAGGAGCTGGCCCGCAAGGTCGCCGGCGACGGCTTCACCTGCGACAGCCTGGACGTGACCGAGATCAAGCGCGCCGCGATGGCCGTGGCCCGCCCGAAAGTCGCATGGGGTGACAAGTCGGCGGCCTACGTCGAAGCCGCTTTCGACGCCGAGTCCGAGAAGGATGAGGAGGAGGAAGGCGACAAGGGCGACAAGAAGCCGACCGGCGATGCCGCGGTGCTCCTCGCCCAACTGGCGCAGCTTGCCAAGGACGGTGCGACCACGGTGACCACCGTAGACGCCAAGCCGAGCGCCTACCAGCAGCACAAGCAAAACCTCGCCAACGCTCACAAGTCTAAGGGGGCCTGATCATGCCAGTTATTGGTGGCAACGCAATCAACCACGGCGCCGCGTACGCGGGCATGGTCGCCGACGGCGAGCTGTCAAACGCCGTATCGAAACTCAACAAGGGAACCGCCAACATCCCGTTCGGCCTGGGCGTGGTGAGCGACGGTGACGACGGCGCCAAGCTGCCGACCTCGGCATCTACCGCTGCCCAGTTCATCGGCGTGGTGAAGCGCGAACTCAACCGCGCCTACCAGACCGGCGATGCCTTCGGCGCCGTCGCCAAGCGCGACATGTCCGTCGAGACCGTCGCTCCGATCTGGGTTACCGCCCGCGTTGATGTGGCCAAAGATGACCCGGTCTATCTGGTCGTCGGCGACGGCACCGGCACTAACCAGGGCCAGTTCTCCAACGTGGTCGGCTCTGCCGCCACTCTGGCAGTCCTGATCCCCAACGCCAAATGGGTCAGCTCGGCATCGGCCGGCGCTCTGGCGAAAATCTCTCTGAAAGTCGGGGGCTAATCGATCATGAAGCTCAAGAAACTCGTCGTAGCCATCGACGCCGCCATCGCGTACCAGGTAGGTCGCGACATCGAGCAGGTCGCGTTCCATGATGGCCTGCCAACCGTCGATGACGGCCTGGCGTTCTACATCAGCCAGCTGGCCAGCCTGGAGTCTCGCGTCTACGAGGCCAAGTACGCGGCCATCAACTACGCCGAGCTGATCCCGGTCCACACCGGACTGCCGGAATGGTCGGATAGCTGGGACTACATCAGCTACGACGCCGTCACCATCGGCAAATTCATCGGCTCCAGCGCCGACGATCTGCCGAACGTCGCCCTGTCCGCCAACAAGTCGTCCGTGCCGATCGGCTACGCCGGCAACATGTACGACTACAGCCTGGATGAGCTGCGCAAGTCGCAGCAGCTGCGCATCCCTCTGGACACCACCAAGGCCCGCGCGGCCTTCCGTGGTGCCCAGGAGCACACCCAGCGCGTTGCGTACTTCGGCGATGCGACGCGCGGCATGACCGGCGCGTTCAACAACCCGAACCTGGCCCTGTCGAACTCGACTCTGAACTGGTTCGACCCTGCCACCACCGGCATGCAGATCGTTGAGGACATCGACGACTTCCTGGGTGATGTCTGGACCAACTCGGCCACCGTTCACGTGCCGAACGTCCTGGTGCTGGACTCGGCGCGCTGGCGGAAAATCAACAGCATGCCGATGTCGAAGGAACTGCCGAACACCACTGTTCTGCAGTACCTGAAGGAAAACAACGTCTACACCGGCCTGACTGGCCAGCCGCTGCGCGTTGAACAGCGCCTGCAGTTGTCCGCCGCCCAGCTGGCAGCCAACGGCGTGTCCAACGGCAACAAGGACCGCATGATGGCCTACGAGCTGAACGACGAGAACCTGGGCATGCAGGTGCCGATCCCGTGGCGCTCCCTGGCTCCGCAGATGTGGAACCTGAGCGTTCGCGTTCCGTGCGAGTACAAGATCAGCGGCGTTGAATTCCGCTATCCATTCTCCGGCGCGTACCGCGACCACGTGTAACCCTTTACCTGGCCGCCGAATTTCCTACATAGGGCGGCGGCTGGGAAAATAGGCGAGGACATGACATGTACCTGAAGAACGAAGCTGCACGACTGATCACCATCAAGCACAAAGCCGGCGATGAGCTGGTCAGCTACCAGATCCTGCCCGGCGAAAACCCAGCGGTAGAAGTCCCAGACGCGGTAGCCAAGATTGATTTCGTCAAGGCTCTGCTCGAAAGCGGCGACCTGCGTCGCGTAGGCGCAGATGAGCTGGACGACGAAGACGACGCCGACGACATCGACGCCCTGCGCGAGCAAGCAGACCTAGCCGGCGTCAAGGTCAACAAGACCTGGGGAGCGGCCCGCTTGCGAGAAGAAATCGCCAAAGCCACCGCCGAGTAACACCTGGGCGCTGAGCGCCCACTTACTCTAATCACGGAGCGTCACATGATCATCACCCCAGAGATCCTGGCGGCCTTCCGTGCCGACCCGCTGCTGGCAGCCTTCACTGACGCCACCAAATGGCCGGATGACTTGATCATCGAGGCCCTGTGCGAGGCGGATACCGAGACCGGCTCCTGCCGATGGGGGGCTTTCGAGCTTGCCTGTGGCAACTTCAAGTGGCGCGGGATGAAGTACTTCGCCGCCCACTGGCTGTCCACCAACTTCGGCACGCTGGGCGCAGGATCGGCCCCTAACTCGGATGCGCGCCTGAACGTGGCCCAGAAGGCAGTCGGCGATGAATCCATCGGGTACCGCGTAGCGGCCATGATGGATGCCGGCAACGACTGGCTCACCTACACCAACTACGGCCAGCAGTTTTACCGGCTCAAGAAACGCGCCGGGATGGGCGCCAAGGCGGTCTGATGATCAATCTTGACCTGATTGGCTTTCAGGAACTGGAAGACCAGCTCTCGAAGGAACTGGCCACCCTGCGGTCCGACAAGATCGTTACCGTGGGCATCCATGAGGAGGCCGGCGATGTCGAGTCTGGCGAGATCACCATGGCCGGGCTGGGCGCGACCCATGAGTTCGGCGCCGAGGTGAAGCATCCCGGCGGCACGTCCTACGGTTATGCCACCAAGGCGGCAGCCGACCGCGACGAGGTGCGATTCCTCAAGACCGGTACCGGATACATGCAGCTGGGGGTGACGCAGCCGCACAACATCACGATCCCGGCCAGGCCATGGCTTGAACCGGGTGTGCAGCAGGCAACCCCGCTGATCCTTGAAGCGATCGAGGCTGGCCTAGGGAATGACCAGCCGATGGATCAGATTCTGGAAGCGGTCGGAGTGATCGCGTCCGGTGAGGTGAAGGTCTACATGACCCAGCTCCGCACGCCGCCCAACGCCGCCTCCACCGTCCGCAAGAAGGGCAGCGATAACCCGCTGATCGATACCGGGGCTATGCGCGCCTCGGTCACCCACAAAGTGTCAGCAGAGCCTATGTCGGAGGGCCTGGAATGAGCCTTTCCATGCAGGGGCACATTGACGGCGTGTTTCAGAGCGTGCCTGCCTCGCGCACCGTTACCGGTGGAAACTTGGTGGGTGGCATCTGGACGCCGGGCGCACCGGTGACAAGCCAATACGTGGTCAACATTCAGCCCGCGACCGACCGCGAGGTTGATTTCATCCGTCAAGGTGGTGAGCGCATCGTCGATGTCCGTCGCATCTACATCAACGAAGGCGACATGCAGCTGATCGATCAGACCGGTACCTGGGAATTCCTGGGCCAGCAGTGGAAGGCCGTGAAGGTCGATAACCGGTACTGGCGGAACTACTGCAAGGTGATCGTCAGCCGCATCGATGATCAGGACGGTGGCCCAGCATGACCAACGAAGAGCTTTTTGCGGTACTGCGACCGATCGTGATGCTGGCCACAGGCGTTCCTGAGTGCATTCTGGCTGACCAGGCTGGACCTGGCAGCATGCCAGCCCCAAAAGGCCCCTACGCAACTATCACCCCTCGCCAGTCAGTCACCGAGCGAGGCCAGGCCAACATCGTGTCTCGGGACGTGCCGGGCGACCAGGTGGAAGTCGATGTGCGGGCGCAGATCATGTGCGCCGCCAGCGTGAACTTCTACCGCGGCGAGGCCTTGATGTACGCCGAACGGCTGAAACAGGCCAACAAGCGCCCTGATGTCAGCGTGATGCTGTTCAAGGCCAAGGTCGGCTGGAGCGGTGCCGACGGCGTCAACAACCTAACGTCGCTGCAGTCGGCCAACTTCGAACAGCGTGCCCAGATCACCCTTCGCCTGATGTACGAGACCAGCAGCCTGCCGGTCGTAAACAACATCTTGAGCGCCAGTGTGGCGTTTGAGAACGAGCGCGCTGAGGTCCTTGAGACCTTCACCGTGAGCGTTGATCCCACATAACCCCATGGAGCTAGCACAGTGAGCTATCCAGCATCCAACATCATCCGGATCAATGCCCGGATCAGCCCGGCTGGCCTGGGCACTGCGAACTTTGCGAGCGCCATGCTGTTCGCCCCTGAAACGGAGCTTCCCGCAGGGTTCTCCCCGAACACCTATCGGTCGTATTTCAGCTTGCCGTCGTTGGCTGAGGATTTTGCAGACACCACCGAGACCTACAAGGCGGCTCAACGCTGGCTTGGTGGCGTGCCAGCGACTCGCGAGATCAAGGTATGGGGTGCGGCTACTGCTGACGCCACTCGCGCCGCCACCCTGAACAAAGCCCGCAATGTGGTCTGGTGGTACTGGACCATGTGGACCGCGCCAATTCTGGCCGTTAAGGCGGACGTCCTGGCCATCGCGCAATGGTGCGAGGACAACACCAGCATGTTTGTCGACAACCAGACCGGCGCGTCGGCAACCGAGATTCGCGACCCGGCAGACGTCGACGACATTGCCACCCAGCTGACCACGGCCGGGTTCCGCCACGTTTATACGGCCGCGCACGCCACCGACGCCTACGCAGGCTCGGCTCTGGCCAAGCATTTCGCCGCAGTGAACTACAGCGCTGACCGCTCGACCATCACCGGTGAGTTCAAGAAGTCGCCAGGTGTAGCAGCTGAGAGTCTGACCGACACCGCGTATACCGCGATGCAAAGCGCGACCAAGAAGTCGGCCTTTTACACGGTCGTGGACAACCAGGGCTCTGTCGACTCGGGCCGCTGGCTGAACACCGTGACACACAGCACATACGGCGAGTTCATCGACGACGTGGTGAACCTGGACGCGTGCGTGAACTTCCTCACCACCGCCCTGTACAACACTGTGGCCAATCAGCCCACCAAGCTTGCCCAGACTCCTGTCGGCCAGGCGGTTCTGATCGGTTCGGCTCGGGCGACCATGCAGCAGTTCATCAACAACGGCTACTTGGGCCCGCGCAACTACATCGACCCAGACGATGGCCTCGAGAAGTACACCGCCGGGTTCGAGATACTGACCAAGCCCGAGGACATCCTCGACCTGTCGGACGCCGACCGAAACGCCCGCAAGTCGGCGCCGCTGCGCATCCGCCTGTTCCGCGCCGGCGCCATCCACATTGTCGATGTCGACCTCGACGTCTATTGATAGGTGACCTGAATGAGCCTGAGCAACTTTTCGACAGACCTGTTCGTCGTCACCGTCAACGGCCGACAGATCCAGGACTGGGGCGAGACTGCCACTCCATACACCGATGCGCCGATCGACGCCAAAAGCCAGCTGAGACGCGGCCAGGGCGGCAATGCGGTGCGCCTGGATCGCATCAACCCGGGGCGCGAGGTGAATATCTACCTCAACCCCGGCTCGCCTGACTCGGCCTACATGCAGGGCCTGTACAACTCGAATGCCAACGTGACCGTATCGGTAACCCAGATCGGCACGCTGGAGACGGCGCTCGGGTCTGAGGGTGTGATTGTCAATGACGGCCAGCGCGGCCGCGGCGGCTCTACCATCACCGACGACCAATTCACCATGCAGTTCAACATCTGGGAAGCGACAAGGGGCTGATAGATGACCGTGAAATCCTTCACTGTCGGCGGTGTGCAGTACAACGCCGCCATGGCCAGTGCCGTCGATCAGGACAGACTCATGTCGCTGCTGTCAGCGGGCTTGATCGAGCGATCGCTCACCGCCGCCGCTACCGGCAAAGACCTGGACAGCAACATTCTGGTGCCGATGTTCATGGCCATGCCGCAGGCGGTAAAAACGCAGGTGGCTGAGGTACTGACCGCCAAGGTGCTCATCAACGGTACCACCCAGGCCATCTCCGCCTCGGACTTCGGCGGCAAGATGGTCCAGTACAACCAGCTGCTCGCCGAGCTCCTAAGCTGGAACCTTGGCGATTTTTTCGACTGGCTGCGCGACGCCCACGTCGTCGACGCGGCAACTCAGGCGCCAGGCGCAGCAGCGTAAATTGGTTCCTCATGCGCCCATGTGTCGGTATCGCGGGCCTCTGCCCGCCGCTGTGCACGTGGGCCAGTCTAACTGATGGGTCACTGTCGCTCGCCGATGTCGAGCGCTTCAACCAGGCCATGGATGAAATCATGGCGATGCATGAAGAGAGGACGCGCTGATGTCGGTCAAGACGCTGAAATCGTTCCTGATCGGAATCGGGTATGACACCAAGGGGCTGGAGGCCGGCGAAAAGCGAATCACCGGCAGTCTTGAAGGGCTGAAGGGCCGCACCCTGCAGATCTCTGGCGCCCTTGTTGGCGCGTTCAGCGCAGGCGCCGCGAGCGTGGCTGCTACAGCCAGGGACGTTGACCGGCTGGCAGCATCAACGCAGAACCTGCGTACCTCCACCAACGCCGTCTACAACTACGGCAACGCCTTCAAGCTTATGGGTGGAGAAGCAAGCGAGGCCCTGGATGCGATAAGTCGCTTCGAGGAGTTCCAGAACAACCTCAGGCTTAACGGCCAGGATGGATCAATCGACAGCCTGGCAAAAGCCGGAATCGACGTCTTGTCACTGAGCAGCACTAGCACTGGCGAAGAGTTCATGCGCGCCCTTGCCGACATGCTGCCAAGTCTGGATGAAGGGCAGCGCGCCCAAGTCCAAAACACTCTCGGACTGTCAGATTACGCCATGCGGGCTATGTCCGGAGGATCTGGAAATCTAGATGACCTTGCACGCCGAGCCTCAGATCTGACCGGGCCTGTAGATAGCCTTGTTGAGAACAGCCGAAAGCTTCAGGAGAGCTCTTCGCAGCTTGGGTTGACGATCGAAGGAATTCGAAACGAGCTGGCTGACAAGTTTCTGCCAAGCCTAATCGGCGCAAGCAACTGGCTGAACAAGCTGATCAGTGATAATCGGGAAGGCATCTCGAAGGTCATTGACTATGCGGCCGAGAATGATGGGGCAACATCACTTGCGGGAATTTCTGCCGGGGCAACATTGGCAGGAGCTGCAGCTTCGAAAGTCGGATTGCGCGGCATTGGTGGAATAACAGCAAGGGGCGGTCAGGCAGGGCTGGCGGTCGGTGCCAGTGCGATAGGCGCGCATGAACTCAGCCAGTACCTAGACAGCAAGCTGCCCGGCTACGGCCAGGCATCACGCGAGTTCGACGACTGGATCAAGAGCATCACCGGACTCAAGACGATCAAAAGCCCCCTACAGCTGATCAATGATGTGTTCGCCCCTGACGATCCTGCCGCCGACCACCAGTCATCTGCCTATGGCGGACGAACGGCTCAGGACAGCATGCCCCCTCCAGATGATGGGTCTAGGTCGAGAGACCAGCGCGAGAATGCAGAGCTTTTGGCTGGAGCGCTATCGCGCAATCCACTGAGGGTGGACAGCCATCTTGACGTGGTCTTGCAAATGGACGGACAGGCTATCGATAGCCGGATAATCATGGTCAACGAGCGGCAGAACTACGACACGCTCAATGACCTGACGACTACCACGGAGCGCTAGCCTTGAGCATCGTCAACATCTTCACCCGTCAGGCCCCAACCATTGCGGGGTACGCATTTGATGCCGTGCTGGAGGACACGTTCGAGGCCACGGTCACGATCACCTCCGTGCCGATTGAAAGCGGCGTACGGATCGCCAACCACCGTATTCTGAACCCACTCAAGTGGACCATGACGGGCGCGATCAGCAATAACCCGGTGAAAGTCCAGCTGACGGACTTCATCGGAGGCGCGCTTTCGAATCTGACCGACAACCCAGTTGTGGCTGGGATTGCCGGCCTGTCGGCTGGATGGCTGGCGGGCAGCGATGAAACCAGGGGCAGTAGCACGCTCGAGTTCTTGCTCTGGCTCATGCGCGATTACGATTCCCCCTTCGACATCGATGCCGGCGACATACTGCTCAAAAACATGGTCATCACGCGCCTGTCGCGCACCAAGGAGCCTAGGAACGAAGGCGGCCTGGAGTTCATCGCCGAACTGCAGGAGGTCATCGAGCTGGACCGGATTGCCAATAGCACCCAATGCTCGGTAGAGCAGCTACGCGACGGCGACCCATCACAGTCAGCCCTGGCGAAGGTAATCAACAAGGGACAGCAGATCGCCAAGGAGGCGAATGCGGCTGTTACTAACGCGGTTAACAACATCCTTGATGGGGTGATCTGATGCTAACGATACCCCTGGGCGCTGGTGCCACCAATGCCCACCAGAGATTCAGCGTTCAGCTCGGGGACAGCCTCATAGACTTCGAGCTCGACTTCATCTCGTACTTGGACTCTCCAGCCTGGTCCATGAACCTCGTCAGGGACGGTACGCGACTTGTGTCAGGCGCAATGCTCGAACCTGGGTGCGACGTCATCCAAAGCTATCGCGCCGGGATCGGCCAACTCGTATTCACGGGCGCAGAGGTGACGCTGGACAACCTCGGCATTGAAAACTTCCTCGTATGGGTCCCGCCGGTAACTTAAGAATGAGAGAGCGCACCTGGTCAATCGACATTGGCGGAAAGCCGTTCATCGCCGACCAGATCGGCCGTCGCCAGTTCAGGGTTCAGTTCGATATCGACATCTCGCCCGGGAGCGTCCTGTCGTTCGCTGACATTCGTCTTTACAACATCGACAAGGATTCGAGCATCTCGCAAGGCCAGAGCGTTGTTCTCAGGGCCGGATACACCGACAACGTAGACGCCGTCTTTGTCGGGTTCATCACGAACGTGTTTCGTGAGCGGGCGCCCGGTGCTCCAGAGATCACCACGCGGATCATCTGCAAGTCAGGATCGCCGGCGTCCGATCGCGGCTCGGCGCAAGCGTGCTTTGGCCCTGGGGTTACTGTCGTGGAGGTGATCAGGTACCTGGCCAGGGCATGGCCCATTGCGCTGGACATCGATGAAACCCAGTTCGCCGCTGATCCTGCAATGGCCTCCGGATACGTTATCGATGGCGATATCACCAAAGCCATGAAGGAACTGAGCTACGCCTACAAGTTCGAGTGGATTCAGCACCTGAACAGGATGGTAGTCAGCAAGATCGATAAAGAGCGTCGAATCAACGCGCTGCAGGTCGATCAGTTCACCGGCATGATCGGCATTCCAGAGGTGTCGCTTGGGCCTGATGGGCTGGGGTTGAAGGTGTCTGTTCAGCTCAATCCGGCGATCAGTTTGAAGGGTGTCGTGAACATAGAAAGCGAGTTCGCGACATTCAACACCGGAAACCTGTTCGTGGTGAGCGTCGGCCAGGGAATAAACGCCAACGGCCGCTACAACGTCTTTAGCCTGCGTCACTCCGGCGACTCACATACCGATCTGTGGGCTACCGAAATCTATGGCCTGCGAGACGGAACGGCGCCGAAGCCGCCGGTGTCAACGCCGGACAATGGAAATCTCATCTGGGGCGTTCGCGTGGACCAGGCCTTCCGCGCCCGGGTGCGAGAAATTGGCCAGACCCTTTCGCTTGATCCGAACTGGTTGATGGCGGTCATGGCCTTCGAGACGAGGCGCACCTTCAGCCCTTCCATCGTCAACCAGGCAGGCAGCGGAGCAACTGGGCTCATCCAATTCATGCCAAGCACCGCGCAGGGCCTGGGGACCACTACTGCCAAGCTCGCACGAATGACGGCCGTCCAGCAGCTGGATTACGTCGAGGCCTATTTCAGGCAATACGCAGGACGCATCCGCGATCTTGGGGATGCCTACATGTCGGTGCTCTGGCCGGCTGCAATTGGTCGCCCTGACGATTACGTGCTCTGGGAAAAAGACACGGGCCCGTACCAGCGGCAGTACAACCAGAACTACGGCCTTGACGCCAACCACGACGGCATCATCACGAAAGCCGAGGCTGTGGCACCCGTCAACCGTGCGTATCAGGAAGGGCAGAAGTACGTCGCCTAAGGAGCGCGCCATGCAAGCAAAAGAAGGCCGCGCCAAACAGGCGAGGCTGATCAGTGACGCCTTCAGGGAGGCGATGAAGGGGGTGTGCACTTCCATCCCTGGGCACGTCCTCACGTTCGATCCAGGCACTCAGCTTGCACAGGTCCAGGTAGGGGTTCTGCGAGTGGACATCAACGGCGCAGAGTTCACCGTTCCGCCAGTGATCAACGTGCCGGTGTGCTTCCCTGGCGGCGACTTCGTGCTTGAGTTCGAGGTGGGTGCCGGGTGCGAGGGCAGCATCTTCTTCTCGCAGCGCTGCATCGATGGCTGGATTCAGTCGGGAGGCGTGGCCGCCAACCCGATCGGGCGATTCCACAGCATGCAGGACGCGATGTTCATGCCTGGCTTCCGCTCGATTCCAGGGGCTGTTTCAGGGTTTGCGAATGATGGTGTTCGCCTGCGCAACAAGGCCGGAAGTCAGTTCGTTTGGCTGAAGGGCGACAACACCATCTCGATGCAGAACGGCGCTGGCAGCTTCGAGCTTCGCGCAGATGGATCTTTTCTAATCAATGGGCTGCAGATCACACCTGACGGCAACGTGATAACCGCGGCCGGTGTGAATCTGAATACCCATCGCCACAGCGGCGTAACGCCGGGCACCGGAAACAGTGGAGCGCCAGTCATATGACCGTTCGCAGGCTCGACGAAAACGGCGACATCGCCACGCAGGGCGTTCAGTTCATCAGCGGCAGGGAAGAGGTGGCCCAGACGGTTCTGACGCGCCTTCGCCTGTACCTTGGAGAATACTTCCGTGACACCACCGATGGCACGCCCTGGTACGAGCAGATTCTCGGCAAATTTCAGAACCTGGCCGCGGCAGAAGCAGCTCTGCGCGCCAGGATCGCCAACACCCCCGGCGTCATCCGATTGACCAGCTTCTCGGCTGATTTCGATGTCACCACCCGAAAATACACCGTGACCGCCGGAATCCTCACGGAGTTCGGCCTCGATGAGGTAACACTTGATGGCTAGCCTGACTCCGACGGGTTACTCGCTTCAAACGCAAAACGAGTGGTTCGCACAGGAGAGGCAGTTCTACCTCGATATCGACCCGCTGTGGAACCTAGACCCGTCGACACCGGATGGGCTGAAGATGGCGCATGACGCGGAGATTTTCTACGCGCTGGACGAGACCCTGCAGCAGGCTTACAACTCCAAGGACCCAAACAAGGCCAGAGGCATCGATCTCGACATAGTCTGCTCCCTGACTGGAACCACGCGGTCTCTCGGCTCAAAGTCCAGCGTCTTGCTGCAGCTGACTGCAATCCCGGGAGCCCTGATTCCCGCCGGAACCACCTTTAAGTCAAGGGTCACCGGAAGCCGATGGACGACTGACCAGGCCGTTACCGTTGCGGTCAGCGGGCTTGTTACCGTAGGGGCAACCTGCACTGTGATAGGCCCAAACCAGGCGCCGGCAGGAACTATTACAGAGTTTGTTGATGTGGTTGGCGGCTTGTCTGCCGTAACGAACCCAGGCGCTGCCACCCCGGGCAGCGACGCTCAGCGCGATGAGCAGCTGCGTGTGACCCGAGCAACATCTGTTGGCCGACCTGGCAACAACCAAGTCGACTCGATGATTGGCGAACTGTTCAGCGTTGATGGCGTGCGCAGGGTCAAGGTGTACGAGAACGACACGAATAGCGAAGCTGTGTCCGCTGACAACCCGCACGGACTGCCGCCGCACTCAATCGCGCCAGTTGTTGATGGAGGAACCGAGGCAGATGTTGCCATGGCGATCTACCTGAAGAAAAACCCGGGTACCACACTTTTTCAGGCCGGCACCGCATTCGAGGTGCTGGTCACCTCACCGAAGTATCCGACCAATCAGAAGCTGATCAAGGCCAGCCGCCCGATCTATGTGGACATGATTGTGGTGATCCAGATCGCCGACGACGGCACATTGCCTCCGGATGCCGACCAGCGCATCAAGGACGCGGTGATGGAGTTCGCAGCTGGCGACCTCATCCCGGCCGACGTCGGATTCAAGATCAGCGGCTTCGATATCGGTGAAACGGTCCCCTACAGCACGCTGTTCACTCCGATCAACCAAGTGATCGGATCGTACGGGAACAGCTACGTGACCTTGCTGCAGCTCAACGGCGCCCAGGCGAACGTGGTGATCAACTACAACCAGATGTCACGCTGGACGTCTGACAACATCACGGTAGTGGTGACCCGATGAACGTACCGGACAGGATCTACGCCCAGTACCGAACCAAGCCAAAAGCCGTAGCGTGGTACGAGATCGCCAGGAAGATGGGCGGAAGCCTTGAGGCCGCCGCAGAGGCTGTGCGCAAGAGCTACGACATCGACTCTGCGGTAGGCGAGCAGCTCAGCGTTATCGGGCGCATTGTCGTGGCGCCGCGGAGTTTCGTCGGCGCCATCCCGATGAATCCAGGTGAGTTCGACCTAACTGACGGTTCGGAGTTTGGCGACCAGGACGCGATGTTCAGTGCGCTAACCATTGATCAAGACGGGCAGCTTTCAGATGAACTCTACCGACTGGTCATAAAGGCGAAAATCGTAAAGAACAACGGCGATGCAACGATCGAAAACATCCTGGCTGGGATGAATTTCCTTCTGCCAAATGCGGAAGTGTTGCGCATCACGGACGGCGAGGACATGTCGTTCAGCATCGAGTTCTATGGGCAAATCAGCAATCTCGAGCGATTCGCGTTGCTCAATTCTGGGCTCGTACCAAAGCCCCAGGCAGTCCAGTTCAATGGATTCCTAGAAGGTTTCAATATGTCTGAATTCGGCGATATGGATGCCGAATTCGGAGACACAGACGCAGAATTCATCGGTTACATAGGGGCATAGCATGGCACTTAAACTAAACGAGAGGTATCCGAGCCGGTTCGACAACCCGTCAGCCGGGTATCCTCAAGGTTCGTTCAAGAACAGAACGACTCCTGCTGCCAAAGATGGGTCATACCTCGAAAAAGACTGGGCGAACGACAAAGAGGGATTCTTTCAGCGCCTGATGCTTGTTGCTGGAATACCTGCGAATGGATCAGTGGACACGGCACTGGCCTCTCAGTATTACGATGCTCTTTTGCAGGTCATTGCAAATAACACAGCCGACACCTTAAACGCCGCAATCGCCAGCATTGCCGTGGCCAGCACTGTAAACCTGACGACTGGTGCGGCTGAAACCAGCAATATCGTTTTCACTGGATCTGGCACGATCAACAACTTCACCGTAGCCGCTGGTCGCGTGTTCATTGTCCGGTTTGGCGGCGCTGCAACGCTGACCAATAGCGCGTCGCTCGTAACCAACACCGGCGCAAACATTACGGCGGCAGCCGGTGATACGTGCATAATCCGCGCCACTGCAGCAAATACGGTTGAGATTCTGTGTGGGCGTTTCTTGCAAAACGCGGCGGTCGGCACGCTGGGGCAGGCCCCGCAGAATGTAACCGCTAGCCGTGCGGCAAATACCACCTACACGAACGCAACTGGTCGCGCTATCAGTATCCTGATCACGCGCGGAACCGGCTCTGCAGGAGCTAACAGTTCGGAACTTTTGGTTGATGGTGTTCAAGTGCACTCTATTTCCGCCACTTCAACGATCAACGTGTTTACTATTTCCTGCGTCATTCCAGCCGGATCGACGTATCGGCTAAATCTTACCGGAACGGCCAGCCTGATCCATTGGTCTGAGGTGAGAACTTGACATGAGACATCTATTTGAAGCAGATAACGGCGAGATTTTTGAGTACTCCGATGAGCAGTTAGAGGCCGGCTACGGGGCCAGTATGCGCCGCCTGACCGACGCAGAAGCGGACCAGCACCTGGCCGTCAATTCTGCGGAGGTCGCTGAATAATGCCAACTGATAGCGAAGTATTTGAATCACTGCGTTCGCAGATTCTCGGCGATTTGCCGGAGAAGGTTGCGGCCATCGAGCAGCAATTTTCTGGAGGCACGCCAACGGAGCCGGAAGAGCCTACCGAGCCGACTGGCCCGAGTGAACCTGTCGACCCAATCCCGGCAGACATCCAGCAGAAACTTGACAGCAAGGTCGATAAGGTCGAAGGCAAACAACTGACGACAGAAGACTTCACCGCCGACCTAAAAGCTAAGCTTGACGCGCTGCCGCTTGAAGTGATTACCGATCCTGAGCAGCAGCCGAGCGGCAGCGCAACCGGCGCAACCGCCTTGGTGGGTAACGGCACGTTCAACGCCAACTCGATCAGCGGCGACCCGTACCACCTGCTGGAAGTGAACAACAACAACAGCGGTAAGCAGTGCGTCCGAATCAACAGCTATGGCGCTAGCAGCTATGGGAACAACGTGCACTTCTGCCGATATTTCGGCACCCAGGCCGCGCCAAGCGCCATTGGATCAGGCGCGTTTCTGATGTCCACCGGGTATCGCGGGCACGACGGGAGCGGATTGTCCCAGAGCGCTGCCGCATTCCAGGTTGTGGCCACCGAAAACTGGACCGCCGGTGCTCACGGTATCCGATTCCAATGGGAGGTCACCCCGAAAGGCAGTATCACGCGAAAGCACATGATGGAACTGGACGCCGGCTCCCTGTATGTGAACGGTTCGATTGGCGTCGGCAAGGCGGTAGCGCCATGGCACTCGAATTATCGAGTCGTCGAGCTGGGCGGCGTATCGGGCTGCGCTATCCGTGGGCACGTTTCTGACGCTGAGCTGACGCTGACCAGTAACGCCTACTACGACACTGCTTACAAACGTGGCATGACTGGCGGAGCTTCGGCGTATCAAATGACTGACGGCTCGCACTCCTGGCTTGTGGCTGTCTCTGGCTCTGCTGGTGCAGCGATCACGTTCAAGTCGGCCATGAAACTCGCTTCCGATGGAATTCTTCGACTTGGCAAGGACACAGTCACCGGCCGCTCCATAAATGCCGCAGGGACCGTGAACGCCAGCGGCGCCGACTATGCGGAATACATGCGCAAGAGCGATGCTTGCGGCGTAATCCAGGCCGGGCAGATAGCTGGCGTCGATGCGGCAGGCCTGCTGACTGACAAGTGGGCAGAGGCGGTTTCGTTCATCGTGAAGTCGACGGCGCCGGCGTATGTTGGCGGGGATGATTTCGATCCAATCGAGATTGCACAGTATGACCGCATGGCGTTCGCCGGCCGCGTTCCGGTCAATGTGACTGGCGCGCAGCCTGGGGATTACATCGTTCCAACTCCCTACGGGAATGGAATCTCCGGCTATGCGGCAGCCGCCCCAAGCTTCGAGCAGTACCGAGCTGCTGTTGGTCGGGTAATCTCGATTGCCGAAGATGGGCGCGCAATCGTGATAGTTAAAGCCGCGTAGGAAGATCGGCATCCATCAAGGGGCCGAGATCTGAGCTCCATCAACAGTGCTACTGTTTCGCTTAGAATACGCCCAGGCGGCGGCCATTTCATGCTCGCTTGTCGAATGTCCTTTCTTTGGTGTCAACACTGCGGTGAGGTCTACAGCTCCTTGGCTGCCGGCCGCAGTCACTCCAGAAATGAGTGCTATGGCTTGCGCCGTACCAACCCGGTCGTCGTCGTTGTTTATCTGGATGAACAGATGCTTTTTGGAAAGCTCCGGGTAGTATGGCGCCAAGGAATACAGTGACTTTGATGCAGTCGATCCATCGAATTCGCGCAGGCGGAAGATGTCGGTGACTGGGGCGAGGGCTATGACGGTGCTGACCTCTGGAATTTCAGCAGCAGCTTTCATTGCTATATACCCGCCACGAGAAACCCCAAGCAGTGTTATTCCTTTTACGTCAGTTGCATTCTTGTCAGCAATATCGCTAATGGTGGATTTGAGATTGCTGATATATGTGTCAAATACATTGTTCTCTGTATTGTCCGCACGCGACCTCCAGCAGTCCAGCCCGTACTTCTCCTTTTTCTTAAGGTCCTTTCCGTGGCAGGTAACGTCGATGGACGCAATGCTGTAGCCCTTTGATGAAAGGATTCCGCCGATAGGGCTGTAGGTGTCGCTCATTGATTCCTTAATGTCGGTGGTTATTACAATGAGTAGCGGGGAATTTTTCTCACCCTGGTGGAATCCATACTCGACACCGTCGGCTGTAACCTGATTTCTGAAGTCGTAGGCGTGTGCACTCAATGTAGCCAGCAGGCCGAGGAAGGTGCCGATTAGAGGGGTGAGTTTTTTCATTTGCTAATGACCATGCGCTTTACACCGGAAGCGGTGTTTTGAAGAAGTGTTTTGTTCTCAAGAAAGCACGCAAATAGTTTCGCAATCGCGATAGCTATTACGATTGTCGCGATAGCGACAACGAAAGAGTTAAGCAGTGAGCCATAGATGAATGCCTGCGACACGCCTAGAATGAAAAGCATGATCGGGAAATGCGTGACATAGAGGGTGTAGGAGTACCTAGCGTGGGCGTTAAACCAGATTGGGAATCGTACGGCGCCGCCCATGAGAAGGGCTAAGAAGCAGGAGAACCAAAGGCCGGAAGCAAGACGGAAATGGTTCAAAGGATCAGACCATACGCCTTTAACCGGCCCATTCGGATACCAGACTAGGAGCACAGTCACCACCAATAACACAGTGAGAGAGACAAAGAGCCATCCGAATAATCGGTTGTTCATCTCCGGCTTACGCTGGTGGAGGAACGCCAAGCCAAATCCGGCAAACCAGATAGGCGCTAGCATGTAGAATAGTTGATGCTTGCGAGTTACCAGCAAGGTAGCCAGCAGCAACCCTGTCGCCAGCCATTTGCGGGTTGGCCAGATAACGAGTGCTCCAGCTGCTACGTAATACCAAGCCTCTATGGATAGGCTCCACAGCGGACCATTCGCGGATGGCGTGTTTGTCTTGAAATCATTCAAGAATAATAAAGCGCCGACAAGATCTTTTGTGACAACTACGTATTCTGATCGTACAAATTTGACACCGGGTATTGATAGTAGTGCATTTGTTCCAGATGGAAAAAGATATGGTGCCGCAGTTGCAAGCAGGACCATGAGTAAGAGTGCTGCGATTAAGGGTGGGTAGAGCCTCAGTGCTCGATCACGAGCGTACTGAGCGAAGTTGAATGCGCCGTTCTTCGTAATGTTATTGCAGACGGACTTCCCGATAAGGAACCCGCTTAACACGAAGAACACCATTACGGAAAGCTGCGTAAAGTAGCCAATTACAGTGGAGCCATGCCTAAGCGTGGGCAATAGAAGCGTCTGGTTCGTGTGGCCGAACAAGACGATTAGAGCCGATAGGGCGCGTATCGAATCGAGTTGCATAGATTGATCTTGGGTGATGCGAGACAAGGAACGGCCCTCGGTCCATGAAGAGAGAATTACGCGATTGTCGCATTTCATACGGAATGCCGCATCTATGGAGTAGTTGAATGACACCTTTGAGCGAGCAGCATCTGCTGCAGGCCATCCCCAAAGCCCGCCAAGTCGCGGGCGTTTTTTTACCTGGAGAAAACCCATGCGTACATCGCAACGCGGCTTGAGCCTGATCAAGTCGTTCGAAGGACTGCGCCTGCAGGCGTATCAGGATTCCGTGGGCGTTTGGACGATCGGCTACGGCGCCACCCGGGGCGTAAGCGCTGGCATGTCGATAACCAAGGAGCAGGCCGAGCGCATGCTGCTGAATGACGTGCAGCGCTTCGAGCCCGAGGTTGAGCGCCTGATCACGGCGCCATTGAGCCAGAACCAATGGGATGCACTGGTCTGCTTCACGTACAACCTGGGTGCCGCAAACCTCGAGTCGTCTACGCTGCGTCGGCTGCTGAATGCTGGTGACTATGTCGGCGCTGCGGATCAGTTCCCGCGCTGGATCAAGGCCGGTGGCAAGGTGCTTCAGGGGCTGGTACGACGCCGGGCTGCTGAGCGCGAACTGTTCCTGGAGGCTGCGTGAGCTGGGTTGCTGCGGTGCCGGCCTGGTGCTGGTGGCTGATCGCCTTGGTGCTGGTTTCCGGCGGCCAGCAGTACCGGGTGGTGGTGGCGCAGGGCGAAACCAGCACTGCCCGTAGCGAACTGGCCGATTACCGTCTGGAGGTTGCAGAGCGCGACCGACGAGCCGCTGCTCAGGACAGACAGAAAGAACAACGACGCCAAGCAGTGGCGGACGAGGAGGGTGAGAGTGCACGACAACAACTGGAGCTTGCCCAAGGCCGCGCTGCTGCTGCTGAGTCTGCTGCTGGTGGCCTGCGCGGGGAAATCGCCCGACTGCGCGCCGGGCACCGAGCCACCTGCGATACCATCGCTTCCCAGCAGCGCCAGGCAGGAACCTCTGCCGTCGTGGTGCTCGGGGGATTGCTTGAAGAAGCTGACCGAATGGCGGGAGACCTCTCGACAGCGCTTGAGCGAAGTCGAATAGCTGGGCTGGCGTGCGAGGCTGTGATTGACGGCATCCGGAGGCCGTGA